AATTTCGCCGTTAGGCTCACCGCTGTTATAAAAAACATAAGCCCCTTGATGCCCTGCTCCTTTAAACGGCCCGGTCCACCATCCTGTACCGATTGCTACTTGCTGGAAACCGCCGCTACCGTTCTGGAAACAAGTTGACCAAGTTCCGCCAATAGGCAAACAGGAAATAAGCCATGTACCACCGAGGGCGTATCGGCGAACGTATAGAGTCCCGGTGACTGGATTGACCGTATTATGATCATCGCCATGACTCGGGGTAGTGAACCCGCTTTGAAGCTCTGTCCAAGTATTAGTCGATTCGGTATAGGTGACGTGTGTTGGCCCGGCTGGAACCTGATTATGGTCTTGCCCTGTAAAGTGAAAAATGCCCCGGTTATAATCCCAAGCTCCAGACATAGAAAATGGAAGACGGTTCCCGGTTGATGGTCCAACGGCGAGTACGGGGCCAATGTTGGTTGTCGTAAACGATGCCCATGTACCGACACTCATCACTGTTGCAGTCGTCTCAAGAACAGAGGCTCCCAAAACTACTGAAGGACATAAAAGCAGCAAGATCAACCAAGCAATCATCGAAACTCATCCCCTACCGGAAGCCCTAGCGCCCGCTGGCATATTGGGCTGGTGTAGCCCGAACATGTCCCGGAATTGCAAGCCCTGATACGATAACAATACTGCTGTCCGGCGGTAAGATTGGTGTCCGTGTAACTCGTCACGTTCGCCGCAGTCTGGACTATTTCAGCAAAGCTACCACCAGGATCGGCTCCGCGCTCGATACGAAAATCGGTCTCATCGCTGGAATTGTCAGCCCAAGTCAAATGCAAGACGGCGGCGGAGCAGATGCCGGGAATAAGAAGAAATCCAAGTATGAGAAAGAATCGTTTCATTGCGCAGGCTCGCATGAAACAAACTCGCCCCGCTCGAAAATCTCGTTGTGCCAGATTACTCCGCATTGAAGGATAGCCGACTCGCGCGATACCGCTGGCACTAGGTAGCGCGTTTCTTTGCCCTTCCACCTGATGGTTATGGTCCAGTTGGCCCTTGGGGGAGTTTCGATCTCGCTCATCTCAACACCGTCCTGACCGCAGTATGAAACTGCATCGATCGCTCGTACTCGTCCAGCTTTCTCTCAAACGGCTCGCAGACTCCCGCGTCTACGCAGCGCGCGCAGATATGCCTCATACACATGCGGCAAAAGCCGCCCAAATTCTCAGCATCGGCGCGCTTCTCGATGTGCATGATAAACTGACAATGCGCGCAGGTCAGCGTATCATATTCTTTCGTCGGCGCTTCGGGATCGACGATGAAAGCGTAACCGTCAATGCGCATCGACACCCTCTACATCTCGTCAACGTGGACCGTTGAAGTAACAATAACCGCCGTTGATGTCGGGGTTCTGATCGCCACGCCGTTGCTCGCCGTCGCCGGAGTAACGATTTCCCCGCCTGGCGCCGCTACCCAGCGGTACGAGGCACGTTGATTTAGGGGGATCGTCGCCAGCATTGCCGCTGCTGTCAGAGTAGGATCGACGGTATGATTTTCCGCCGCGTCCAATTCGGTCGCCGCATCGGCAGGATCAAGCGGTTGCGGAGTAACGCCGGTTGCCGTTCCCGCCGTGGTGCAGCGTTGAATTTGCCACAGAAAGACGTTATCGGCGGGCGTTGCCTCGGAGCCGAACAGCCAGTCATAGAGCTTGACCCGTCTCGGACGAGTCGCATCGGCACTAAAATTTCCCACAGACAATGTGGTTGATGCCGTCCGTTGCATCCTGATCGCGTTCTTAGCCATCTTAGTTCTCCTTTATTGGATTGGGACGATTGAGCTTTTGTGCAACATGAGTAGCCGCCCCAAACTTAGGCCACTCACGACGCAACTTTGGTAAACATCGGGTATGATAAGGCGGGGTCAAAGATTCCTCTCCATACGCCTCGCCGCACCCATCACACGTTTTGCTCGGCACTTGGACCGCACCATAAAGGTACAGATCGCAACGCCGCTTGATTGCAAAAACAATTCGTCTCATAAATCCTCCCTTTTTAGTTATTTCCCCGCTCCGGTCAGCAACACGCTCGCACCGTCGGGACGAGTTACTACAGGCGGGGTTGTTCCAGCATTTAACTCAAACATTACGCCCTTGCCGGTGTCGTCGGTCCCGCCAACCACGTCGAAGGTTTTCGATGTAACGGTAACGGGACTCGCTCCATTTATTGCATGATTCCAAACCAGGCCAACAGTGCCAGCGCCCGCATCGTGATCCGGCTCTCCAATTTCAATCCAGGTCAACGAGTCGCCTGTCAGCGTAGTAACTGAAGTCCAAGCACGGCGCTTCATCCCAACTACAAGGACAACGTTGTTCGCTGCAAGGGACAATCCGGTAATTGGTCCAATGTCGTTGCCAGTAATATTGAGGCTTGGCGTTGTAACCTCTGATATAGGCGTTGTCCCGCTTACACCGCGATAGGCTGCAAGCTGCGTGACGATCTCACCGTTGTTAGAGCCTATGGTCCAGGTCGGTGCTACGCTACATGACGGATAGAAGCAATACCATAACCCGAGCATCCGGCCAGTATCCTGAGTCGGGGTGAGTATCGCTGTCCAGCCCGCACTGATTGAAGCCGTGAAATTGGTATCACGACCCGCCAGCCCGGCAATAATAATGTCGTCCGTTGCGAGCCCTGCTGGCAATCCGGGCGCAGGGCTAGAATTGTCTACAATGTTTCCCGCCGTTCCCGCCGCGACAAAAGTGATCGCGCCACCAGTGCCAACTTGAACAGAGCAAGTTTGGTCCGTGATGGACAACATTTTTTGTTTAAAACTGAATGCACTAGGCGCATTGTCCGTCAATGAGCCTGTTGCTGAATTGTAGGAGTCGAGACAAGCGTTTCCAGCGGCAAAAGCATTAGTCAGGTTGATTGTAAGAATGCCGCCGCCTTCTGTTACCGACGTTACAGGATTATCGACGCCAGCCTTTTTGACTGACCAACCCGTAGTAAAATTGCTAGCGAGTAGGCCAGGGTAGCGATTGTTCTCGGGAGTGCAAATCAGTTGAAGTGCGGAAACGATTCCGACGACGCAGTTATTTGCTGGAACTATCGACGCCTCGTAAGCCCCAATCGCACAAGCCGGAGCGTTGCAGCCTACACCGGAAACCGCTGTGCCGCTATTTTCAAACGTAGAAACCGTGTGAGTTAAGTCGCCCGTTGATGGAGAAGTCAAAAGCGGATCGGTGTTTAGGGTGCTACCAAAAAGCCCCGAGACCGATTGGCAAGACGCAAGAGTCCGGTTAGTAGTATCACCCCAACGACAAACATCAGTCGAACCCTGCTCTAAAAGATTGTTGTGGCTAATGACATGAGCGCCTTGAGTAATGAAAGTCGCGGTCCCCTCAAACGGGACAATGCCACCGCTCTCAGTGTGACAAATATTGTTCTGAAAAACAGCGCGAGGTCCGCGAAAAGCATGAAAACATCGCTCTTTTACTCGAACAATGGTGTTGTTAAAAAACTTTGGATCGTTGGGATCGCCGGTGCTTGGGGAGCCTAATCGAATGCCCTTTCGCCCAACGTCATAGACGAGATTATTTCTTACAGTCCAATTATGACACTGACTCTCAATAAATATTCCGGCTGAATCTGAGTTGACTGTTGCAAAAGTTGGATAATCAATATTGTGAACACGGTTGTTCTCTATGATGCCGTTCTCGGCTCCGGTGTCACAATATAAACCAACAAATAGATCGTCATCTGTGCCAACAAGACTATCGTTGTCGCACGCTACGCCGTTGATACCGGAACCGTTTACTTCGTTATTGCGGATAATCGTTCCGCTGCTGTCCTGCGCATCTTTGATAACCTGTATGCCGCGTCTTCCGTCGCTGAAAAGCCCACACCGCATAGAGGAAATGGTGTTATTTTCGATCAGTACGTTTAACCCTTCGGAAATCCGGATTATACTATGGGAATTGTTGGTAAAAGCGTTGCTAGAGATTGTCGTTGTAATCGTTTTGGTTGCCGTTCCGCCGCTTGTGACCCCATTAGTCCGAATTACATTGGTTCCACTAGTATTACTTCCGGTTCCCCCCCAATCGTCGAAACTGTTTCCGGTGATGGTAATGCCGATCATATTGGCCGTCACCGCCGAGAGTAGAATCGCGGCATCGCTCGTCTGTACTCCGGTTCCATCAAATAGAAGATTGCTTATCGTGACATGCGAGGCGTCGGTTATTTCAATCGAAGCCGTGCTGTTGGACGAAGCCCCGGAGTTGCGCAGTATTGGAGTCTCGCCGGTGAAGGGCCTAATGGTGATGGGACTGCCAACCGATCCGCTTACCGTCAGATTTGAGACTGCGGTGTAAGTGCCGGCGCGGATGATGATTTCATCGTCGGCCCCAAGTGTGGCGTCGTCAAAAGCACCTTGGATGGTCTGATAAGCATCGCCATCGCTGCCGGTGCAGTTTCGGTTGGTGATAGAGTAATTCCCGGTTGTGCAGTTTGCTCCAAGGGTTCCGTCAACATGGATATCCTCGGCCCTAACTTGAAAGGCGAGCAAGAGAACAAAAAGAAGTGAGAGTAAGAGGCGGTTCATGGCTCTTGCCTATAAATAAACTCACCCGTTACAGCTATGGCTTGAGCAAGATTCATGCAAAATGAATCGCCGAGCGAGGTTTTCATCCCGGCAGGAAGAATATGGCCGACTTGAGCAATCAGCGGCACGGCCTCCGATATGTTGGCGTCGGTCCCCGCGCAGGTTGCGCCCGATGATTTGACAAACTTCACGCTTACCGTGCCCGCCGCGAGTATGTAGCCGCCGCAAGACGTGATCTTTTTACCGGCTACTCCGGCAACAATAAGCTGGTCCGCAGCCGTAGCGCCGGTGATGCCAACGCTTGTCGTATATTGCGGATCGCAGAATGATTTGACGGCTAGAGCGCAAGCGCCGTTGGGGCAGTCGATCCAATTGGCGCCGTCGTAGACGTACCATTTCTTGTCGAACGTGGTGAAGCCGGTATCTTGGGTTGATGCAGTCTGGCCAGTTAGATCGCTGAAGAATGTAACCGTGAAGTGGCCCGTCATTGCATAGACCGGCTGGGCGAGCAAGAGAAGCGCAAGAACTAGAGATTTAATGATCCGCATTTTGTACCTCACAAACTCAATCTTTCGATAACAGGCTGAGATTGCCATTGAAACAGGCGATTCCCGCCGGCAAGGGCCACGGTCGCCTTTAACCTCACGTAGCGAGAACAAATGGGGTAGAGCGGCGTTGCCCTGGAAGCCACGGCTATATCGACGACCGTGCCGCCAGAGGTCAATAACCCCGTTTCCCCTGCGGTAAAAGCTACATTCGGCGAACATTCGATATTGATCGTCTCCGTTAGTGTTGCCGGGGTAATAATCGAAGCCATCACGGCCCTCGGGTAGCCCAATTCGGACAGATCCAAGATTTCCGAAGTGGTTGCTCCGTTAAGTATCGTCAGAACGGACAGTTTAGGGTTGAGTGCCATAATATTCCTATCTCATTAAAACGTAAAGCGTAAAACCACTGGACAAAAAATTACGGGCCTATGGCTTCGGTCGGTAACGGTTGCACTTCCACCGGACGCTGCTCCGTTGGTTGCCCCTCCGGGAGCCCGGTTTGTGGCTGCTCCGCGCCGAATATCACCCTTTCTATGCCCGGAATGATACCCGGATTAGGCTGTCCGCTCGCTTCCAGGGCATCGCGCTCGGCTTCTTTGCGTTGAATCTCTGGGTTGACTTTGCGCATCTCATCTTTGGCCGTCTCACGAAACTCGATATAGAGTTGATTTAGTTCTTTTTGTTTTTCCGGCCTCGGCAGCTTATTGAACTCCGGCTCTGCATCGAGTGCGGCGATAGCTTCGTTCCATGTTCGACTCGTTCCATACTGCCGTGCATGGTTCTTCGCCAGAAACTCCCAGTCGTAAGCCTCGTCGCCGTTTAGATTCACTCGGGGCTTGCCCTTCATGATTTCAACGGGACTATCCGGGTCGCTCGTGCCGCCGTAGTGCTTCCAATTATTATGAAGCGTCAATTCGTGCTTCGTCATGAACTCGGCTACCGGGTCTTCGCTTGGCTGATTCTGGCGCATCGGCGGAGTGAAAAAGCCAATGCCGCGCGCGAGCCAATCAGGAGCGCCAAGATTCTCTTTGACCCATTCGGTTCCAAGGATCGGCGGGATAAAGTGCGGCTTCCCTGAATAGTTGAGCCGTGGGCGACCGCCAGCGCCGAACGGTGTCCCTGCGAAGAAATATGTTTTCAAATCTTCTAGTTCGCCGTATGAGCGCGTGTCGGGTGCTTTCGGGTCCATCATTTCACCGACGCGGCGACCGATTGGCGAGCCTCCGATTGATAGATTCTTCAACGGCAGCATCGCGACCTTTGCGATCGCATGGAGGTTGTCCTGAAAATCTCCGATGTTTTTGACATCGCTCACCGCGTTGGTCAGCCCTTCCATGAGGCGCAGCCAATAATTGTTTTCTACGAAGCGGTACATACTGAACATCAGCGTTGATGTTGCGCCCTCCAATTTGTCCATGTCCATCTCGCCCGAGACATGCGCAAGGTCGGATATGAAACCAACAATGCTCCCGACCGGCTCAAACCATCGGATCGGCACGCCATGAATCGCGTAAGGCGTATTCCCCGCCTTTCTCCATGCGTCCTGTGCCTTCGGATCGGTGGGACCGCCGCCCGTGATGTAGCCCATCTTCGCTGCTTCATATATCTGGCTGGCCATCATCCACGAGAGGGTCATGCGCGAACGCGCCGCCGCTTCTTTTGCGCCGCCCTCGGCCAAGGCTTCAACGAATTCCTTGCTGATCATGTTAAAGCCCGGCGTCCAATCGCGCGCCATCTTCATAGCGTTGATCGGGAACTTGATGACGGGCAAATAATAATCCAACGGACCTTGCCGTATTCCTCGGGCAATCAACTCACCGGCCCTTGATAGCGGGCTTCGAAAGAGAATCTTGTCTGATTCCTGTTCCACGTCGGCAACGAGCCGCTTATAGTTTTCAGGGTTGTTCATGGCCGAATCGACGTAATCGGCGGTCCATTTCCTTTTTTGCGTGCCTGCTGGCATCGTAAACGCGCCAGCCCTGACCGCATCCTGCATCTCATCCCACTTGGACAGCACCTCTACGGTCGCTCTGCCTTTGGCGAGCCCGTTATTGACGACGCCAGCCATGAACTCGTCTTCGTAGCCAAGCCAGCCCAACGGACCATATTTGACCATCGAGCCGGTTGCCGTGCCCTCGATCCCTGCTTTCTCAAGCGACTTCCCGGCATTTTCGACTGCGTTTCGATGAATCTCAAAGAGCTTATGCCGCGCTTCGAACATGCCCGACCAATTCGCCGCAGCTTCGCGCATCGTCACACTAGAGCCTGGTATCAGCGACGACGCGGTTTTATTGACTCCATTGAGCAGGATCGAGCTGGTATTTCCGACCATGTTGGCAACGTGCGTGCCCGGATTCGCAAAAAGCAAGGATTTGTAAAAGAGCCTGAGCGTGCTCGCTTCAGCCGTGGACTTCCCGGCCTCTTCGAGAAGCCTGGCGCGGGAATTCTTGCTAAGATTCGCGACTTTCTGAATCGTGTAGGCCATGGCCTCGTTCGAACCGTTCAGGAACTTCTCTGCGCCCAGCGCGCGCGTGATCGTGTCGAACGTCAGGGATTCGCGTACGAGGTCTTGCATGGTCGTCAGATATTCCAATCCACGTCCGGCTTGCCCGCGACCGCTTAGAAACGCCGGGTTGGTCAATTCCATCGCAGCCAAGTGGGCCTTATAGGATTCCACCAAATCGGGACGCGCACCGGAGCGGATATCGCCTAAGTGCTGGGCGGCATCGTCAACGACTGAATTGAAAGCGTCGGCAATCTTTTCATGGACCCGCCCGATCGCCTCCAGTTCGGTCGCGGAGATCGGCGCATCGGGACCACGCGCGATTATCTCGTCAAACGAAAGAGGCTTGGCCGACGCAGCGGCTTTGGTCTCGGCATGGGAGACGCCCTTATATTTAAACGGCTCGGTGCTACTTCGAATCGTCTTCTCGGACCGTTCGGTGTAGTGCTTAATAAGCTGCGTCACTGTCATCGCTTCCAGGTCTTGCGGGGTTGCCATCTGTTCTATTGGCATCGCGGCTTGCGTTGGACCCGTGAGCGGCGCCGGTTCGGCGGTTTTGAAAGCCTGTTTCCCGCCAGTGACTCCGGGTGCTAAAACATCAGGATTGATGATTCTAATATCGTCTATATTGAGTGGAGCCGTTTTCTTCGCCACCTCTACGGCATCGAACCCCTGCGCTCTCGCGTATTCGACAATCCGAAACTCCGGTAATTTCGCTATGTTTGGAGGGATTTGGTCATATTCGAGCATCTTGGTTGACGGCAACAGATTAAAGTTCTCTGGCGTTCCGAAGGTTTCAGCATAATCCCGAGACGTAGTGACGGACACGCCCTTATCGGTAACTTTAGCCGGATCGAAGGGTTGACCGGCGCGGTCGCCACGGAATACCTGAGTGCCCTTAATGCCTTCCGCCTCTGCCGCTGCGCTCGCTACGCCTTGACCCTTGCGCGTCACATTCTCCGCACTGGCTTTCGCCAACTTCGTTGCCGTCGCGGCCTCTAGGGCCTGCGATTGCCTGATCGCGTGCCCCACCGGATCTTTGATAAATGCCAACTCGTCGGCGAGTTTAGCACCGGCCTTTATCCCGGCCTTGGCAGCAACCTCCGCTGCTTTGAATGGAGCCTTGAGAAGCGTGCTGATGCCGAAGAAATTCGTTGGTATCCACATCGCCCAATTCGCCAACCGCGCAAAACCGGGAGATTCGGGAAATATCTCCAACGCCCACCTTTCGACGACATCACCTGGGATATTAAGAGCATCGAGCGCCTTCAGTGAGCCCATAAGCCCGTGTAGAACCGCTTCGGATTTCTTAGCGCCACCTTCTGCGTTCGCGGCATCCCAAGACGCCTTGAATTCGTTCATGACGTTTTGCGCGTAAAATTTTGCCTCGCCAACGATCGGTCCCGTCAAGCCTCCGCCCGATTTTCCTACCTGCGAAGTCTTCGCTTGCGATTCCGCCTGCGCGCCCAACATCGCCGCTTCCCTCTCGGCGTCTCCGTAGAGAGACAGAACCTCGATTTTCGTAGCGAGCGTAATTTCGCCGGTGCGATATCGCCGGTCAATCTCACTCACTGGAACCTGCTTCATCTTTTCCAGCACTCTCTGCAAATCTGCCGGTTTAAATCTGGGAACGTAGGGCATTAGCGTTTAATTCCGCGCAAATCTTCCACCGGCACTTGACGTTGCTGATTTTCAACTCGTTGCTTTTCGAACTTGGTCCGCAACCCGGTCACAAACGCTCGTTGGCGCTCCGGCGACATATCGGACACTTCGCGCAAACTCCTAGCTCTATCGGCCTCAAGCTGCTTACTACTCGCGCGCGGGAAAAACTCCCGATAGAGATCCTGGACTTCTTGGCGCGCGTCGAACGTTGACTGCCGCTCTTTGATATCCGAGGTCGTAGTCAGCCGGTCCCGCAAGAATCGGAGTTCTCGAACCGCAGCTCGATAGTCTGGGGTCCGCACGTCTACTTGTCCACCCTTCGACGCCGCAGTAAGTTTCCGCTCAGCCTCGGCAACATCGCTAAGCGTGTACCGTGCGCCCCTGTAAACGGGCGACATCGCATCTTCGACGACGGCCGTCTCGTAGGGATTCGCGGCCTTGAGCCCGATCTGCATTTTGATGAGACCGTTGACCTTCTCATCGTTCCAGCCGTAATACCGCGCGGTGTCTTTCAACTCGGCGATATCCAGCCGGCGCTCCGAAGCCTGAAGTTCGTAGCTGCGTTCCGCCGCCTCCGAAATGACTCTCATTTCTTGGGCGTCTTTCCGTGCGCGCGCATCGCCGACGCGGATCGAAATTTCTAGCGCCCGATTGACGGCGGTCGAATCACGCCCTTTGTACGCCCCTTCTTGCTGCTTACGGATGAACTCAGCCGGTTGAGTCGCCGCTTCGAGATTCATGCTCTCCGCTTCGACCTTGCGGTTGAAATCCACTAACTCATCCGCCGCCTTTTCCCTCGTGAGATAACGATTGCGCGCCATGCCTGCCACCAAATCGCCAAACATCCGGCCTGCGCCCCGCTGATTCTCATCGTCCGCTCCGATCGCGGATCGAAGTAATTGATCTTTGGCGACGGTGTAGTCTCCTGCGGCTTTGTCTTTAATTTTGAGATTGTATTGATGCCCGATATTGCCATTGATCTTGATCAAATCGTTGGAAAGCCCAGCCTCTACGAGTCGGCGCGCTCTCGGATTGCTCGCCGATTCTAAGCGCGTTTGGTACAGCTCGCGGGCTTTCGTAATTGTCGTTTCTTTGAACTCCGCCGGGTCGGAGATCGTGTCTACGGAGTTCTGCAAGTGCGCGTTTAACTCCGCCTGGCCATCGAGTACGGAGCGCGTAGCTTCGGCCTTGTCGGCTCCGTCCTGTAGGTGCTCAAACTTCTCGCCAAGATGCTCCAACCCCTTGCCGATATAGCTTGCGCCCGGCGTCGGCACGCGGAGCTGCCCGGAATCGAGTCTTGGGACTTGTGGCTGTATGCGAAGCAATTCGGGCATTACTAAGGCCCTTTCATAATCCAAGCCGATTTATAGAACGCCGGTTCATGATTTGCAGAATTATGCGCACCATGAGAATCAACCGTAATGACGCCGTGAGTGTGCCCTGTCACGGCATTGACTAGACCGATAAGTAGATTAAAAACACCAGTTGTATGATCCCCTGGACCTACAACGACATGATCCGGGTGAGTCGTATGTGTATGAGTCACCCCGCCTCCCGTTGCGCCGGGATTTTCAGCGGCCCCTACGTTTTTGATAAATTTATCTCTCAAGTCTGGCGTTCCGTTCGTGCCGTCGCATAAAAACCAACGACTCGGAATCTGATTAAGGGGTTTTCCCCAAGCTACTATTGTTCCTTCGGGTACAGCCGACATCGATAATAAATCTAACTTTCGGGACAGTTGCTGCGCATTATAAAATCTGGGTCTACTCACTTATGGTGCCCGTCTTTCTTTTCGGTCTTCACTTTCTCTTGTTCGGCTTCTACCTTTGCCTGCAAAACATCCCGCTCTTTTTTCATTTCGATGTATTCGATTTCCACAAGCCGCATTTTAAGATTCAGATTTTCAAGGCGGAGCTTGTCCACTTCGCTTTGAGCGAAAGCGGGACTCATCAAAAAGCCAATCAAGGCCAAGAGCGACAAAGTGACTATAGTAAAGCAAATATTTTCAACTACAGATTTCATCAGCAACTCCCGCCCGTCAAAAGCCCATGAGAAAAAATGAGCGTGCAATCGGAGGCCCCGCCTGCGGCTCGCACGGTTTTAGTCGCATTGATCGTCGCTGCCGCGTTAATGCTTAACGTGCCCCTGAATTGAAGCACGCTCCCTGTGTTCCCGATGTTCACCTGGTCGCTCCCTGTGTCCGCGATGACTATATCCGCGCTGTCACCGCTATTACGGCTCTTGATCGTTACCCCGGTTGCCAATCTGATATCACCCGTCGCCGCTGGGATGACTCCGATAGAAAGCCCAGAACCTGGCGTTGTTAGGGCAAGGCGGAGCGCATTGCTTTCAATTTGCCCGCTGGTGGCCCCGACGCGAATATAGGAACTATTGGCATCGTTCCACCGGATTTTACCTGTCGTTGCCCCAGCTTTAAGAATCAGTGCCGCATCGCTGATCGTCGTCGGAAAAGTAGCGAAATCCAAGCCCGCTGCCCAATCGCCGCCGCCTAAGCTGTACCCCACGGCAAGCCCCGCTGTTCCTGTCTGAGTTGCTGAAAAGGAGTACGCCTGAAGGGCTGGCGTTGTGGCGATAGTGGTTACTTGCCCCAAGATCGCGTTGATATTGGCATCGGAAGTCCCTACCGCCGCCGCGTGAGCATGGATACCGCGTAGGATGTGGCTGAACGTTCCCGCCGTTGCCGTGGTATCGACGTTGACCAGGATGCCCCGTACCCGATGATCACCATCGCCGTTATCGCTGTCCGTGAGACGAACATAGATTCCAGTCAGATTGCGCTGCGCCGCGCCTGAGGTTGTCGTTGCTAGCGTACCTTCGATCAGCATCCCATCGACGGCCTTGGTATCGGTAATCGACGTGACGGCACCTAAGTTGATGTATTGGCTCGCGCTGTGAGCGTTGGAGAGTAAATCATAGCTCGGCGTCGGCGTGGTGATCGTCAGTCTATTATTCGCGAACTTGAAAGCCTCGGAGCCCACAAGCGGAGTAGTTGTGCCAGCGCCAAAAGCCACTTGCCCGCTCGACAATCCCGTGCCGACAATGTTTACTAGAGTGACATTTTCCAACCCTGTGAGGTCGGACTTCCAGCGAACAAAGTTACCCGATACCGGATCGGGGATCGTCAAAGCCGAATAGGTAGATTTCTCTCCAAGCAAAAGAGTCCGCTGAGCGCGCTCGGCGAGCATTTGCCCGACCATCGTCTGCTTGTCGAAATCGCGCATGACGGTGAGCGCGTTATAGGCAGAATTGGCCGTGTAGTTGGTAAGCTGAGAGACCGGCTGATTGCGCATTAGCGTCACAGGCAAACCGTTCGCGGGTGCGGTGACAAAAGTAACGGTTCCGCCGTTGGATGCGCCTACCCCTGACACCGAGTAATGAGTCGATAGAGTTTGAACAACGCCGTTGACAAGAACCTTGATGTCGGCTGACGAGAGAATTTTGAAATTGTAGGTGTAGGCCGTCGCGCTGCCATTGCCGACGTAGCGATCTTCGCTGCCATCGAAAACCACCGTGGCGGGTGCCAAAGTAGGAAAAAGCGGGATGCAAAAACTTAGGAACAACGCCAAGAATAGATTTCTCATGGTTACGTCCAACTCGATTCGAGATCCTTCATGCTGGGGAATTTATATGTCCCGGTGCCCCTTGTTTTCTTGTACCAGTCGCCCATCACCGACGAGCCGATTTGCGCCGCGCCACCAATCGCCATACCCGGAATCGCTCGCCGCTGAAAATGCGCGCCTAATCTCGCTTGGTACGCACGCGATTTTCCAGAATACGTCTCTAGTTCTTCGTTCATGCCCTGCTCAAACGCATTCGCTAGTTCGATTTCCAGGGGACTCCCGGAAAACGGATCGACACCGGCCCCAGCGGCTACGGCTCTGTTGCGCCCGATAACTTGTCGATATCGCCTTTGGCTCGCTTCGCGCGTCAGCCGAGTCTCTTCATTGATAAGAGCGGCTTGCTCTTCGCCCAGTTTCGCCTGCGCGTCGGCTTGCTGGATCGCACTACCAACCTGCGCGGCTGTACCAACAGCCTGTAGCGTTGTGGCGCCATACTCACTGGCCCATTCCCCCAAGCTGGTAAGAAACGACGCGCCGTAGTCACCCATTCTTTGCCCACCCGTAACGAGCTATCGGTAGTCGTTCAAATCCCAACATTTCCAGCCACCGGCAGAACTTGGGATCGTCGCTCGTCTCGGCTTGTACTATTTCAGCCTTGATCAAATCCCTGATTATCGGGTATCGCCATTTGATTTCGCGTGTCAGTTTGCGCATCAAAAGCTTGCTTTGCCTAACCTCGGGCATCATCACAACCCATGCAAAGAACTCACGCCCCGTTACGCGGCCTAAGCCAGCGGCGGCAACGGGTTCGTCATTTAGCAAGTAGACGTAGCCCGGACCCGACAGCCGCCGTGAGTTCAACAGGCTGTCCATCTGCCCCATGCGCTCAAGTTGGTAAACGCTCAGCGGCGCGACCACGGTGTTCAACTTGCCGCGTCTCCAAACGCTACTTGACCGGAAATCCCCAAAATGGTCATAGGGTAGGGTCGATCCTGTAGAATCGTGAATGCGCCGTCATATGGGTCATCTGTTTCAAGGTTCTCCATCTTGAGAAGGCCCGTATACATTCGTGAGCCACCTTCCCGCTTCTTTAGAGGTTTGCCGTCAATTTTGCCGCCGATGGTATTTTTTACCCTGACATGAACATACGGCCATGAGCGTTTGAGCCCTTCCGTTACTTCGCCAGCGACAACGGGCCGGAGTGGTGTAAGGGTCGAATCGTAGTGCAAGCCGACCTCATAGATCGTATCGGCGTCGGGTACTTCCCCGGCGTCGGCATCGAGCGTTATGACGCCACCGGCTGACACAGTTTTTTGTGCTATCGCGGTATCACCGATAATGACATCAACGACCGTGTTGGGTAGATGCGTGATGCCGGTAATCGTGGTCGCGCCCGCAAGAAGCGTTCCCACCTTGGCGCAATCGGTTTGCAGACCGGCCCATTTCACATCGGAGAGTACGCCACTGGCGTTTTTGCTCTGTGTTACTCTAGTCTGTAAAGCGGGAGAATCGTCTTCGAAGTATTCCCAAAACCGTTTTACAACCGCGTTGATCGTCCGCTTCACCACGACATAAACCGTAAGGCGTTTCCCGTCCTCGTGCGGCACAACAGCCACGCTTTCAATCTCATCGCCTGCTCTAGTTTTCGTTCGTGACCACGATTTTACTTCTTCGCGCGGCTTGAAGGTCAAGTTGGCGAGTTGCCCATTCTCCAGGGGAGTAAAGACGAGCGAGAAGGGCTTTTTCGCATAGGCGGGTCGATGCACCGCGAATCCCATGTCTCCGATATGCCGGGAGAACAAAGTTAAGTCGGTTGAGACGAACGCGCTTGCGTCTGGTGAGTCGTTCAGCGAATAGGCCATCTGCACAACGTCTTGACCGAATCTCTGAAGCAGCAAAATCGCGTTGTCCACGACAAGCGGTTGAACGTGCGCGGACCCTACTTGATCAATGGGAGCGACGAACGGGGTCTCGCTGCCACCGATAGGCTTATCGACTCCCTGCCCGCGCGCGGCATGCTCTTTTTTCGCATCGCCGATATAAAGAGAAATGAGTGAGACTAGCCATTGAATCGGGTTCTGCTGCCCGCCTTGAATCGTGTACTCGTAGGCGTTGTCCGCGATAGAGCCAACAGCAAAATTGTATATGTTGTCGATATCTGATCCGTTGAAAGTGGTGGGCTGACTCGGGGGGCCGCCAAACACAAGTCTACCGCCATGAATCGTCAATGTACGAGGTCTTCCCCTCGTTGCGCTCCAAGACGATTCCTCCAATCGCCACGATCCCTCGGGCGCGGCAGCCGGATTAGCGTCGGGCGATTCATCGAGCACGCTCAAAATGGTTCCCGTCATGCTGGTTGCACTGTTCCAGGCGGTAATTTTTATTAGGCCGCCATAGACTTTGATAAATTTGCTTACATAGGCAGCTCTGAACGCATTCACCCCGGCCACTATGGCAACCTGGGTTCCTACGGGCTCTTTTCTGTCCACGTCTAGGGTGGTCCGAGGCGACAAATGCAGCAGCCATGCCCCGGCGGCGAATCCGGCGGTCCAATCATACGCAACCGGCGCGGCCTGATCGACGCTGAAAGCGGCATCGATGGTGAAAGTATCGGCTCCGCCTACTGCGGTTATCTGGCGAATTTCTGTCGCCTGAGCCCCGGCTGTGAGAATCACGAATTGATTGACGCTGCGCCCGTGGCCGGTGCTCGTGACCGCCGTGCCTACGCTCGTCAAGGTCTTGCCGCTCGCCGTAATGGTCGCCGCGAAGGCGTCTAAAACATTGACCGTAACTTGTCGCGCCGAATCTAGCGCCGTAATTATTCCCCGGCCAGTTCCCGCGATGAGCTGCCGACCCACATCGCCGGCAAGAAATTGATCCGTACCGACTCTGAATTTAATAGCTGCCCCAGTGTTCGCGTTCGGTGCCCCTATCACCCCAAGGCTTTCATCCGCCTCGAAAGACGGCGGAGGATCTGCGTTGAAATTGCCGATTGTCCAATTATTGTCCGCTACGCGCGCGAGTTTTTGAATATCTAGCGCCGAGTTTAGACTTGTCATGAAAAGAAAATCCGATGCCTGTTCGTAGTGGATATCCCGCAAGTCTGCGGTGGCGTAGGGCTGGACGAGTTCATAAGGAACGCCCGGCGAACTTTCGATATAGGCCCGATTCTTGATAAATCGAATCTTCCCGTCGCCGAACAAAAGCACGAAGGCGTCATCGACTGAACGTTCAAACGGGATCATCATCGTAAATTCGTTCGAGTCTTGAACCTCACCGCCAAACATCAATCCTGGTCTCCTGGTGCCACCGCCTTCGGGCAGACCCCACCAGTTTTCAAATACGAGAATTCCGTTGGCCCTTTTTGCAACGTCGGGTCGAGCCTCGACATAATCGCTCACCTCGCCTTGCGAAAAGTTGGTCTGATAGTTAGGAGCCTTTTTCGACACTTATTCTTCCCGTATATCGTCGGTCAATTCAGTGGCGGTCATCTGCTCCTGCGAGCCCTCTTGCCCATCGACCGCCTTCGCGTCCAATAATTGCATCTGATAGAGCTTGTAGAGATCGCTGGACTTCGCCACGTCGGTATGGAATGCGGGCGCGAAACGGACAGCAAGATAAGTCACGAAGGCTTGGTAGAATGCCCCATCCCAGATGTTCGGATCGATCTCCCATTTGATGCCCTGAATGATGACCGATGACTCGTCGCTCATGAGATTCCGGCCCTCAAGTTCCCAGATTGACCTGTCGCTGTTGTTCACTCGCACGACCCGGAAACAGTCAGCCGGTAAGGGGTACTGATAGGTCCAATCTGAGATTGGCGCGGCAGCACTCGCCACAAGCTCGACGCGAAACTTGGCGAAGTTCCAGATATGATCGCGGAGCATGGTTCGAAGAAGCGAGCCGAAATATTGTTTCGCCTTAACAGCTACAGGGTCGGCGGTGTCGTCCAGGTCGGTTAAAAAATCCTTGCCAAGCTGGCCCAACGCTTCATTGGCCACATCGACCGGCGAAACATTGAAAGTAATTGCCAACGGATTAACCCCCGGATAAAGAGACGGGGCCGATTGTCACGACCCCTTCCCGGTCAAGCCTTAATCGAAGGTGATGCCATCAAATACGGTAGCGAATGCCTTCGCATACCAAAGCGTCCCGTCACAGACTATCTCTACGCGGTCACCAATCACTGCCTTGGTCGCGACAAACGTGATCACGTCAACAGCCGTGCCGTTGGTCAAGTCGGGGTCGGTCGCGCTGTTCACGTCGCCGGTATAAACCTGCCCATGAATAATATTCTGAGTGGTTCCATTGGTCGTGATCGTGTACGCCGTAGTAGGCGCCACCTTGACGACGATAGTGAAGAATAGGCCGGCGGCGGGCACTGGCAACTTGGTATCGAAGCCGCCAGCAGTCCCAAGGGTCAGGAGCTTGCCGGAGTCGGTAGCTACCAGTACCTTTGTTGCCGTAAGAGCCTCGACGGGGTAATTCAATACCGGCGCAGCCGGGAAATTGGCGAACCCAAGTTCCGGGATGTACGACAGCGTATCTCCAGCATTGAGCGTTGTCTTGTAGACCTCGTAGACCACGCCGCCGATAGACATTTGAACTGTTATCAGATTCGAGCTGGAGGCGTGTTTGTTGCGGATCGTTATGGAATGGACGAAGCGCTGCGCGGAGCCGCCCGGCATGGTCAGAATATCGTAGGTCGCCGCTGCAATGATCGCCGTTGCGACTCGGCCGGGCACTTCGAAACCATTAAAGGAATTATAATCTCTATAAGAGACAACAGCGTCGAGGGTAACGGCGGATGCACTGATGACTTGGATTTTGTCATCTTGAGCCGATAGAATCATAATAATTCTCCAGCGGAGTCTCTTGGGCGGGCCGCCTCCGACCCGCCCGGAGAGGTTTAAAAATCAGTTACTATGTAGCCAAGAGATTCACTACGCCCATGACTGTCCCAGCGGTCGCGAACGCCTCTGTGGTGTTCGTGACGCACAGGAATTGATCCGCCGTGGATACCAAGCCGAAGCTCAGGGCCACGGTCGCTCCAAGAGCAGAACCGGCAGCCGCCTCCCAGTCGGCTGCGGCGAGATACTCATCCACATCGATGATCGCGCCTAGCGTGATCCCATCGGTTGCCACGGCGTAAGTCCCGACCGCGCCGGTGGCTGTACCACCACCGCTGGTCAAGGCGCTGTGACGTTCAAGCCCGCCAACGAAGCGCTCGCCCTTGAACATCTTGCCGCACACCAAAACATCACCAATGTTACCGACAGGAAGAGAAAGGAATTCCCAGTAGAGAGCGCGCTGACGCCCACCGGCGATGTTGGGATTGTGGCGGCGGCCTGCGCGGGCCAGTGTCCAGGCATCGCTGTAGACCGTCGCGCCGCCCGCGACCAATAGAGAGCTTTGCGCCCTGATAGCCAACGCCACATCTTCCCAACTGGGATTCTTGGCACGCGGAGCGAATACCCCTGCCTGATACAGACCGCGCGCCCCGTTAGCCGCTTCCTTTGCGAACCAACCCCCACCGAGTTTGAAAGCCTTCTTTTGAGAAGGCATTAGAATCTTTTTCATGTTAATTGCCTCTTTCCGGTCCCCGCTTTCGCGAGCATTGACCCTGGTAAATTGAGAACGTTAATTTGTTAGCTCACGCGCTCGATCGTTATCAAATATTCTTGATCGTCGGCCAATCCGAGACTGGCCGCTATCGTTCCGTACAAATTCTCCGGTGTCGCCGCATAGGTGATAACGGCCTGCGTTGCCTTAAGATGCGTCGGCCTCGCCTCGCTTTCATGGGCCGTGCTGGGAACGAGCGTGATCGTGGTCGCATCTATGGCACTCTTCTTAAAGCGCTGAACTACTTTGCCTTCGGTTGCCGTTACTGCCATTAGTGGATACCTCCCTTACACGGACTCGTCGATGTCTACCTGGATTACGCAAGTATCGTCGATCCGCACCGATCCGCCGCTCAACTTGACCATCGCGAAGGTGTTGTTCCAGTGGCTCGGGTCTTTCCCGAGTTCCACCTGCTTGACCAAGCCCAACGCCATACCCACTCCCATTTTCTGAATGCGCAGACAGGAGCGGATGTTGCCGGTCTTGAAAAGCTTCACAGACTCGCGCCATTTCGCGCCGTACCAAGTGGCGTCCTGCGGGAAGCCGCCCGATTGAAGCGCGTTAATGCTCGAATAGTCCGAGCTGGTCGCCGTGGGATCGCTCAGTAGTTGCTCCATCCCCTTCGGGCTGTGGAAAAAATACTGGTCTTCGATGAGCACCGAGTTGTCGCCCATGATCCGCTTGCTCTGGCGAATCTTCGCCATCGTGAGCCCAGACCCACCGTTAGCGACCTGAGAGCCGGCATCGATGGTCGTCTGACTGGACGTATTCGCACCCTCGTCAACGGTCTCAGCAGTTCCGAGCGCCCCGCCGATATTGGTCGTGCCTTGCGCCAATACGAGGTCGTCTTTCTTTCGCTCCAAGCCGTAGCCGAGAATTTGCGAAAGCTCTGAGGTGGGATCGGTTAGGGTTTTCAGTTCGTCGAATTCGTCGATAAGAACGGCGAGACCGAAGTCGTAGAGCTGCGCCCGCCTTTTGCTCTGCGGAGGATTCGCATAGACCGTGACGGCATCGGAGGTCGTGATAGCCATCATGTCCTGCGAGCCGATACGGTTGAAGGGTTCCGTTTTCCCCTTGCAGTTAGTTTTTAGACGGACGGCTCCGTCTACCATCGCCCTGCGCTGTTGCGAGAGCTGATGGACTGTTTCACTGACCCCATGAATAAACCAAGATTCTGTTTCTAGTGCCATAACTTACACCTTATATCTCATGTTTTACTTGGAAGGTGAAGCTGAAGCTGGCAATGCCTTTTTAGGTAGTTTAGTAATTCCAAAACGATTCCCGGACTCTCGTCCAATAACCCAATTGCCGTGTTGCATTTCGTACAAAGCAATCCGCGAACTTTCTTCGTACCGTGGCGATGATCCACTGACAGCCGGGTTTCCTTCCGCGCCGTCTCGCCGCGTTTACAAATCGCGCAAACATAATTTTGGGCAACGAGGAGCTTCTCGTACTGCGCGACGGTGATGCCGTATTTGCGCTTCAGCATCGAATTGCGATTGCATTCTTTGTATTTTTCCGGGTTCGCTTCGCGCCAGCGTTTGCTTTTTTCCGCTTCGCTTCCCGAGTGCAACTTCTGCCATTCCTTTTCTCTTCTCTTGATGCAGACACCACAGCCCTTCGGACGGCCCTGTTTATAGAGCCGCGTTTGAGCTAGGTCGTGCCCACTCTTGCAGAGTGCTAGAAGTTGCCCGATTTTTAGAATTGTCCCTTCGGTCTTTTTTCCCCTCATTAGCAGGAAGGGGATCTGTCTCGGTAAGTGCCCCGCTTGCGCGGACTCACCTGACCTTACGAGGTCAGCGGTAAGCCATTTGGCTTACACGTCACCGGACAACCGAAAGGTTGTGGCCCGGAATGGAGCAGAACGCTCCGGTGATTAGATGATCGGCGCCGGATCGCCGGCGAGCCCGCCACTTGACCCGTGAGCACCGATCATCTAATCAACGCAGTGTTCTAATACTGCGGCTTCTTTGGTTTTGATTTCTTCTTCTTGGCCATAGTAAGCAACTTCTTCTCCTCGACGCGCAAAAATGGCAGATACGGAAACGGAATGCTCTCCGACTCCATAATCGCCGCAGCGCGCCGTATCTTTTCAAGCGTCAACCCTTCGCTTATGGCTGATCCTTTCTTCGCCATATTACACTTTTCTTTTTACGTTTACCATACCTATCCAGTTTTGCGCGCCCGAAGCTGCGCGTTGTCCTGTTCGAGCTTGGCAATCTGCTCCTGGGTTTGGTCCGGTGCTTCGTAGAGCATAATGACAAACATCGGATTCCAGTCGAAGAACTCGACATCCTTCAACTTGATTCCCAGCTCGTTAAGTCGCCGCGATATCCCCTGGCCATCTTTGGTGATTTTTTCCTCTTTGATCATTTAGCCTCCCCGGTTCCATACTTTGCTTTTAGAAGCGTCTCGCGCTTTGCCATCAACGCGACACGCTTCGGGTCTTGTGGGTCACCCTTCATATACAGCGCATTGTCGGGGTGTTTCGGATCGCTGAGATTCTTCATAAAGTCGTTAAACTCAGTGTCAACCGCTGACCCCATTCCACTGATCACGCTGATATCCTCCCCCGTGTCCAGTCCGGCGCGCGCAGCGTACTTGAGCGCCACCGGGCTATTGGCAAACCCCGATGCTTCCATGGCTTGGACTTCTTCTTCGGTAAAATTCTTTGTCAGCCAGGCGGCGCCATAGGCTTCTACTTCTTTAGGTTCCTTGCCTATAGACGCGGCAAAATCCGCCACAGCCTTTAGCCCCTGCTCAGCGGTGTACTTCAGCGCTGGCTCAACGACCTCGGTATAACGCTGCGCCTCAAGGGCGATCAATTCATTGACTGCCTCATTGGTGATTCCGTTCTTGTGCGCCCATTCCTTGAGAGCCTTAACCGTGGGCTCCGATCGCATCGGCTCGGGTATGGCATCAAGCTTGACTTCGTATTGATCCGCCGACCCTGGAAGCACCGGCGGCTTCGCGATGATACCGGCATCGATCATCTTCTGCTTGAACGCCGCAACCTCTTCCGGCTTATCCTTGTTGGGTAGGGTGAGGGCAGTGCCTAATTTCTTTTCTAGGCCAACCATGTGGCTGAGCACCGTAGGCAGGTCTTTATGATTGCCCGCCTTGACCCCCTTCTCAAACGATTCCCAGGTCGCCGGGTCGCTCGTCTTCAGCGTTTCGGCAGGCGCGTACCATGCCGGGGTAATAACGGCCGGCTGGGTTTCGACCGTGCCGCCACCGACCGCCGCTGGGGCGACTTCCGTACCCGCTTCCGCTGTGAGCAAAAGTCTTTTAGGTATCATCCATCAAACTCCTTATGATCAAACTCCGGCTTCCAATGCACGTTGACAAGTAGATGCCGCTTATGAATTTCTTCGACGCTCAAATACTCACTACCAAGAAGAATCTGTTCGATCTCACTGATCCAACGATAATCTTTTTCCAGCGCATCGCCGAGAACCAAGCCATGTTGCATCCCTCGCAGATAGCGATCATGAACGCGGGCAAGGCCAGCCATGGTGATACGAAGATCAATGGTGCGCTTCGCTCGGTTCGGGTTAGGCATAGAATCCTTTCCGCTTTATCACTTCTGCCTGGACAGCACTGTACTGAGCAGAAGTCAACTCCCCGCTCCGCATCCAGCGAACCAACGTTCTAGTCCATACGTCTTTGACGTGGAACTCGCTGTCGCAAAATTCGAGAAAACTAAATGATTGGTCATCTATGCTCATTGTGTCATCCCCATCTGTGGCAAGGAAATAATATTTGTGGTCTGTTTTGCTTTGTACTCACGAATCGCGTCTTGGGCGCAGCCGAGAAGCCCGTAGCACAACAGCTTGTTGTCGATTGGGCCGCTAACTTGGACCGTGCCGTCAACCATGAGCGTGATGAGTAGTTGGGCTTGGGGTTCCATGCTGGAGCCTAAAATCCTTTGTGCTTAAAAAATCTCAACGTCAGCACGTCATGGATAGGCATCGGGATCTTCGGGTCTCGCAATAGTTCGAGGATTTCATCACGGGACAGATCGTCAATCTTGCGTGAACCCTCAAGAAATTCGTTCCAAGTCATTATTGCCTCACGTCTACCGACTCGAACTGTTGTCTTTTGATTTCCGTCAATACGCGCGCGTTGTTTGGGTAGTATACTGCTCCACCATCGACATAATCGCATCTGTCGCCGCAGCCTGCACATTTAAAATGCGTGCCGTCACGCGAAATCATAAGAGATTCGCAACTACAGACATACCACGCCACGGCATCGTCGGGGATTAACACAAGAATCATTGCCTCACATCCATCGGCTTCTCTTCTTCTCTCAACTCTGCCGGTATGAACGCCATCGGATGCATGCCCATATCGAAGCGCACGAGAATATCAACGACTACGAGTTGCTTGCCGTTGTTCTCAGCAAGGTCTGTAGTGGTCAACGGCGTCGAACCCGACTGCAACGGCTTGTAGTACGTCTCAATTAAGTAGTCGAGAAACGCCTTCCCCGCCTGGTCGTTAAACGTCTCGGCGCAGTAGCGGTTGATAAGCTGATCGTGGTCCTCGTCTTCCGGCAGCGGGCGCCAGCGAAGACGCCATGCCTTGAGTTGGTTGAGAAGGCCGTCATACGACTTCACGAACCGATCGGAAACGATATTCTTCATGGCGTCAAATTCACGCTTCGGTCTTCGTCGAACGTGCGCTTTTTCGAAATCAACTGCTCCGCTAGATTGTCCCATTCTTTCGATTGTGGGTCGGTGAGCCTTTTTAACTCATCGACATCATCGACGTGCCAAGCGGCGTTGTAGAGTAACCCGCAGTCGTCTATGCCCGTGATCAAAACATTGTAGCCGAAGTCTATGAGGCTTCGGTTTATCTGGAGTTTGAAATCTCCGAGATAACCTTGGCATCGATGCCGCGCATTCTCCATGACGGTAGCGATAAACCACCGCTCGTCAAACTGAGTAAATGTAGACTTCAATCGCGTCTACTCCCTGTAGATCCGACAACCCGATTTATAGAGATGCTCGTAAACGGCCTGCCTGAAGTCAGCAGTGTGATTATCGAGAATTTTGATCACGTCGCCTACTTCGACGCTGCTCTGATATTCCGTTCCGCACTCAACCCTTACCACGCGGCCATCGAAGCTGAACCGCCGACCCGGAATACGCTCGACGCTACTCCAAGACTCTGCCACGCTACGCCGCCTTCTTACTTTCCGTCAACAATTTCAATGCGGGAGCCGCCTTCCCGGCGCTTTCAGCCGCCTGCACCAACTCCTGAGTCTGCCCCTGCTGCTGCTCCGCCTCAGCGTAAGAGCCGCGTAGCGCCTTCAGTTCCCGCTCGCCGAGGGTCACGGCAGCGGGGACGCCATAATTCCGGTTCACCCGCGATGCGTATTTATCATAGTCGTAGTGATCGAGAACAAACTGCCGCGGGCGCTTTCCGGTCTTCTCCCATTCCTGTAGTTGCAACTGAACGATCGGTGTCAAGGCCGACATAGCCTGATTCATCGAGTCGATTTCTTCCATGCGTTGCGCGCGGGCAAGCGGACTATCGAATCTCGCTTGTGGCTGGCCGCCGTATTGGAGGATAATATCGGGCGGTGGGGAGAACTGCTTCTTCCGATACATCATGTTAAACAGCCGGGCCACGTAAGGAATACCGAAGTCGGACTGCCACCGCCCATAAGTCGGCCCAAGCATTTTCTGGACTATGTTCTGCTTTTGCTGGAAGACGTAAACGCGCATTTCCTGCTGGCCTTCGAGAGCCATTAACTGCTCAAGGGCATCAGCGTAGAAAATGCGGCGGACCATTTTTCTGAGTTCCTCTTCCTTGATCTGCCCAAATTTATAATCGCCTAACGTATTGATCGGTGCGATGGCGTTTTGAACTGATTCGCCATGCGCCACGCGGACCACCGTGACACCCCACGGAGAAAACCGCTTGGCGCCAATCACGGCATCGTGCCGTTGCGCCAACGCGGGCTTCGAAGAAAGTGCGGCGGATTCAAGATCGAGTTTATAAGAAGCGTTTATAGTAATGAGCGCGTTCAGCGCGATTTCACCCAGGCCGCGCCCGTAGGGTTCCCCGTGGCATCTGGTCCACCGATCACAGACCGCTGGAAATTCTTCGTAGCCGCTCTCGAAGACGACCTTCTTTTTATCGTAGTGGACGTAGCACGAAGCCCACGGCATCGCCTTGTTGCCATACGTTTGCTCTTTGGATTGCCGGGGGTAGATGCCATGAATGAATCGAAACTCATCGACCTTGCCGTTATTATAAGCTTGTTGAACATCCTCCGGCAGATTTTCAATTCCCCATAACTCCTTTGCGGCTTTGGCGGTTTTTTTCAGCTCAACGTAGCTTTCGTCTACTTGACCAATGCCGTTTTCAAAGACGACGAACCGGCCAGCTTTGTGATGCGTGAATCGTGACCCTCTGAAACCAAACGGGCTCTGTCCGTGAGTGACCGGGCGCTCCTCGATCATCATAAAGCCGGTGCCAAACCCCATCCAATCCATGTCCGCTTCGTAGGACTCAGGATAGAACGCCCCATGCTCGGCTTGCTTCAACATCTTGCCGTTGCATTCCTCGTACCATTCCCGTGCGTCATCATCTAGGTTTACGAAATCATTTGCATCTTCGAGCCCGTGCCAGTGAGTATTGGGACCATGGAGATAGCTGCTGATCTGCCGCACGGCCAAGTCGGCTGCGCTGATACCTTCAGAATCGTACATGCGGGAAAGCAACGCTTGCCCGGGCGCCTGCGATGATTGCACGTTGGACCGCGTGGGCTCGATATACGGCGCGAGCAAATCGATGCGCTGGCGAAAGTTGGCCGCGTAGCGCAAGCCTTCATCGTATCGGAGACAGACCTTCTTGCCGATTTCGTCGAGCTGTTCGGTTGGACGTAGGCGAGGCATCTATTTCTCTAATTCCGTATTCAAGAAGTCGCGAATAGCTTTCACGTCAGCGTTCGATATTGCCACGACGCGCCCCTCTCCGTTCTTGTGAAACAGGCCGAACGAAACATAAGGGTGCTCGACTATCGGTTGACGTTTGATAAGAATTTCCAGCCCCGCGCCTTCGTGAGTAATCCAAAGCCGTTTACACTCAGATAGTTCGTTCATCCCGCGCCCAAAGTGCTCTTGCCGCCGTTATACGCACCCATCTGTCGCATGCCAGAAAGATCCGTCGAGGCCAAGCCGCGCCCCTGTCGGGACTTCTGAGTCTCTGCTTGCTTCTCTGCGCCCGCCGCAGGAGCCAGTTTCGGCTTCTTTGGTTCCTTCGACGGCACAAAGAGACTTTTCATCAAACCAGCCATAACTGCCTCCTTCTCATAGTCGTGGGTCAAACTGTTCTTGCCCGCCACTGACTCTTGGATCATCGAGAAATCTGGCGTCGAAACGGGAGAACTGTTGATCTTGATCTTTCGGCTTCTCACGATTCGAGCCGGCGAGCATTGCGACGAAAAGATAACAAGCCGAATCTCCGAGATCGCACCACGGCATGTTGGGCTTCTTCGGCCTGTCGCTCGTGACATTCCCGTTTCTATCGGTGGCGATGTACCACCGCCCGCCTAGCGCTTCGATTAGCGGCTGTCCTTCGACCGGATCGATTTGGAGCGCAGCTTCGAAGCCTGACCCCGGCGCGGTTTTAGTTAGCGCGTTAAACAGCGCCTCTTTTCTTTGGAACCAATCGACCGGCCCAGGCTCCCAGTATCCGCCAATCTTTTGCTGACAAACATCAAGGGGGTTCTTGTCGCTGTCGCTCTCGTCGTCCGGGAGCGCGGGATCGTAGATACCGACAACGAGATCGTTCTGTTTTAGCGCCCATGGCGCATGCTCCTGGAACCACGGTACAACGTTGTATTCGTATTGCTGCTTCATCCCGGCGTGCTCCGGTGGAGTGAGGGATGCAAGCACGTTGAGCCTCCCGCGTATAGGCTGGCCGATAGTAGTGGCGGGGCAATTACCAGTCCAAGATGGTCTACCCCTGCGTCTGGTATATATAATTCCATTCGGAACGGTGACACAAAATACTTCGCCGCAATAATCGATCTTGTTTAGGTTTTTCCTTAGCAAGTGGATGTTGTGCTCGCCCTTTTTAAATCTCACTCTGTATCCGCCGGAGCCGTGTACAATTCGATCTTCTGCCGCATAATACCTGTCGTCGGGCGGTTCCCAGTTAATAGAACTCCACCAGCCGACTTTAAGGGCAAGCTCTTGAAGATCGTCGGCCATCTTTTTTGATTTGGTAAAAACAATATGCTCTTCTCCGTGATCCTCGCGGTTGCGGATATACCCGTCGCCGAGTGAATAGGCATCGATGAATTCGAGGATGTTTTCACGAGATGCAGATTTGATTTCTTGTGGAACAAATTTACCATCCGACAAACCGAACTGTTCTAAATATCCCGCCAGTTCCTGGTTGGAAGCGCGGAGTCTATCCTTCCCCGGATGCCATTCGAGCCCGGTCGCGATCATATCGGACCACAATTGGTTCATGTACTTTTCGTTGCGTTGAGCAATTTGAATTCTGCCGCGACCTTCCGTTGACCCCTCACTGAGATACCATCCCATAAATCGGCAAAAGGTTTTCGTGCTCCACTGGAGAGGGCCGCCACACTCATCATCGCCATTCCACCTTCCATCAACAAAGACGCACTGGTGATCTGTCGGGGCGCACGCAACCTCTTCGGCTGTCGCCCACCGAAGCCTCCGCGCCCTATCGTGATCGTCGAACCAGGGAACGCGATGATCGGGAGTCACGCACATATTCACGCCCTGTCGCCCGGACCACTCGTAGAGTGGCCCATCGTAATCAAAGCGGACATAACGACTCGCCCCTTGGTATTTGATCTCTTTCGTTTCAGGATTCAGTGTGGCAAATTTGATGCTTCCTATGGGTGGAAGGTCTTTAAAAAGAAACCACCCCTTGTCGGTTAATACGTCGGTCTGATCATCGCAACAGTGCCCACCATCTTGTCCGACGTAGATCGGAACACCCTTCACCACCTTCAGCCTTTGCGGTGCGGTGTGCTTCTCTTCGTTAAAGCCCATCGGCACCCCCTCGTGGTAGACAACCGCGACGGCCCTACCTAGCGCAACGGCACCGGGCCTGCCGTCAACGAGCCGAGCCAGAAGGTCGGGCCGGTCTCTAAGGGCGTGGCGCGTTTCGTCCCGTTGGGCTTGGCTGACATATGGGTTATCGCCAATGGGAACGCGGAACCACATTCTGGTCGCATCATCGGGATTGACTCCGAATGGTTTTGTCAAGCCCGGATTCATCCGTTTCCATGTCCAGTGAGACTTGTCGGGATAGTTAGTAGTAAATACAGCCACGCGGGCATGTGTCGGGATGCGCTGAGAGCCAAGGGAAATATTCCATGTGGTTTCATCGACACCGGGGCCTTCAGTGGCAGGCGCCGGTTCTTCGCACCAAACGCCTACGCATTCAGTTCTGACTTTATCATGGGCGCCCTTGTCTTCGATTCCGAATAATTCGAGCCGGACGCGGGCAATGCCGTCAATCGTTAGAACGGCGAGATGGGAATCATCAAAGGTTTGCCAAGCTCCCTGCCAATGGTCCGCTTCTAAACTCTTTACGGTCTTGTTTTTATGGGATGTGTGAAAATCCGTAAACCCGATCCATGGCACCGGAAGCTTGTGCTTTACCTTCTGCCCGTGATCCGTCATGGAATACCCGGCCTTCTCGTGCTGAACACTGTGCGCCCACATTCCGGCCAATGCTCCCGTGGTTTTTGCCTCTCCACGGGCGCTGAAGGCACCAAGCTCTCGGGCGCCCCCGACGCTAATTTGGTAGACGAATTCCGAAATGATGCGACCGAGTTCGAAGCGGTGTTCAGGCATTTTGTTCGTTAATATAACACAGATGAACGTAAAACATGAAACGTAAAATCAATGGCCAAACATTTCGCCGGCCTTTCTGGTTAAAATTCGAACCAGAAGGTCGGGCCTAGCCAATAAGACCCAGCGCAATCGGTCAGGAATCTCGGTTAGCCACTTCAATCCGCACTTATTACACAACCATCCATCCGCAACCTTCTGCATATCGATATAACACTTTCGGCATTTAACGGGTCGGGAGTCGGGTTTCATTCCCATCCCAACTCTGACACTTCAGATACTAATTCCCAAACACCCGGCATGGGCGAGCCATCAAGATAATTCGGTGAACAGGTACACCGAGGCGGAAGACCGAAGTTGCTGAAAACCCAATGGTAGAATTCGCCCGATATCCTCTTCCCGCATAGGGTGCATTCGTATTGCTTACCGTCATTCATCATTGAGCCGCCATCTCGCTTTCTTCCTGCCAGCACCACCGGCGGTGATGATTGGCATTACGACTGCTCATTCCATTCGACCGCATCGGCAAGCCGAATATCGAACTCGATACTCAACTCCCGCAGGGTTCTGTAAAAAAGCATAAGGGAGTGACCGATCACCTCGATTTGCCCGTGAGTCAAAGGTTCACCGTCTTTCACTTGACCCGTGGCCGTATTGATCGCCGTGTAAATCTGCCACAATGCCATAATCTTTCCTTGAACCCGGTCATCGGTCATGTTCTACGCTTTCCGTTTTACGATTCTCTCAAAATCGGCAAATTTCGCAATCCTGGGGCCGTGGCTGAACGATCGGGGCTGAATTGAAGGTAATCTACCAGTGGTTGCAAAACGGCCATGCTATCGGTTAAGTTCATAGGTTTGGGCTTTCCCCACTTCTCGGCACGCCTCATCAGGTCTTCATGGCTCCAGTGATTGTAACGACGTGGACGGGGGCGGTAGCTCATAAATCCCGAATCGGCTTGCTCTCGCGAACACCGGGCGGAGGTCGGCCAGCACCAAATCGCGGTTGCTTCTTCGCCTTCCACCATGCGTACTGCGGATGAGTCTTTGGTTTCGGACGGCGTTTAGGCTTCATATCTGGAGCCTCATTTGAAAAATTTAAACCTACTCGCCCTTGAGATTCGAAATAGTGTTTTGATAGGTAGAAAGGGCAAACTTGAATTTTCAATTTGGTTTATACGAACGCATACGGTCAAAAAATCGCGGGCGCAAACACCCCCCCCGGTAGGTCGGTTTTTCAAAAATGGTCTTAGATAATTCCATGATGGTTGTTTAGGCCGGATGACGGCGGGACGTGGGCTCGGCGGATGGCATTGGGTCTTGTATCCCCAGAGGTTGGCTAGTGTAAGCTGAATATATTCGCATACTTAGGCGCGCCGAGCGGCGCAGGGTCACGGTGACTCGGGTGTTTCGTCGGCTTTGGGCGCCTCGATTTGCGCCGGAATCGTGAATATCTCGACCATGCGGTCCTTGGTGGCGTCCGTGCCGATCGGGCGATTGATCACGAGAACCATACTGCTGCCCGTGCCGCCAGGGTTGGTTAGCTCAATTTCCTGCTTTGCCTTCCCGACCGTACGATCCAATATCTCACAGCACGCATCGACCACCACTCGAACTGACGGTACAACCTCGACTTCTTCCCATTCGCCCTGACTATTCTTCACAAATTTCTGTTCATATACTCTATTATCCCTAACCTTGCACAAAGTATCAAACGACTTGATAGCTTCTTGTTGTCTTCGCTTAAGAGCCATCCAATATTTTCGAGGTCTTCGGAGGATCGGCTTATTAGGATCATGTAGGGCTGGCATTTAAAGGCTCGAATCGTGGGTTAATTGCAATTTGCAATGGTATGGCGTCGTTTTACGTTTTACGACAGTTTGCGCAGTTTGTCAAACTATCTACCTCGGTCGATGAAAGCGCAGATAGCGCGGTTCAACCTGAACGGTCGCCAGTTCAACCGATATGCGCTTAAGCGTATAAGACGGCGATATACGCTGATGAGTATATTCACGGTTCTTCGTCGTCGTCTTCCGGTTCTTCCGGCATCGGTTGATTAGGGTCAAACCCGATGGCGTCGAAGTGACGCTGGTTGGCGTCTTCCATCTGTTTCAATAACTCGTCAAGGTCGAATTTTTCGCCTCTTATTTCTTTTGTATTGTCTTTACTGTCTTTGGAGTGCGTCTCCACTGACGCAGGTTTTGGTACTGGATTGACGCAGGTTGATGCACCGATTGACGCAGGTTGGTCTGTGGGGATATCCAACGACCTGCGTCTCTGCTGACGCAGGCTATCGTGCGTCTTGGGAGACGCAGGTTGATTAAGCCAACGTGAGTAATCCTTCTGGATTCCGTAAGCGACAGACTGAGCGCTCAATCGCTGCACGATTATCAAATTGCGACGCCACAAGCGCTTGACGGTTCGCTGCACATTGCGCCGATCAAGCTCGGTCCGTGTCACGAACTGAGAGCCGGCGATGGTATCATCCCTCTTGTTGTATCCGTAGGTCATACGGGCGACAGTCCAGAAGACTCGCGACTCATAGGGCGATAGATCAATCTTGCACAGCGCCTCAAGAAGCTCATTGGCTACGCGCGTGTATCCTTCCTCAATTTGCGGTCGTGACATTCATTTTGCCCCCAGTCAAGGCTAAGGGGTGGCGCTATGTGACTGGCATAGCGCCGTGGTTCCCCAAGTTCTTTAGATTGTGAACGACGGCCAATCGCCACGCTTCACCTATCGCACAATTCCCCTCTGTCGTCAACCGTAATCCGTAAAACGTGCAAATTGCACGATATTTGATGTATGGAATAATGCCATGTTGAAATCTCTACGACTTTGTGAGTAATTTTAGCGTGACGCTAACTTTCTTTTGGGCTCAACTGCCCGTATTCGCTCACTATGTAAACTTGGTTTACGATTGCTTGGCACGATTCTTTCGCCTTAATAGGGTAGAAGGTCAAGAAAATTATGAACGCAGGCCTGGAGGAAAAGAAAATGAAAAACAAAAAAGCCGTAGTCGAAAAGGCATTTGAATTAGGCGCAGTCTATACAAAGGTTCGAACCAAAACCGTTTCATTCGCGGACCTAGCACGCGATAGCGCCGTTTTTATCCAGTTCAACGGTCTGTCTTGGGCGAACGGATATAATCGGTGGGATGACCTTAAGGCGTGCGCAAGGGAAAACGGGTTTATTCTTAGCTCGTCAATCTAAAGGCATGACCATGAACGCCACCGAACTAAAACAGCGACGCGAGCAAGCAGGGCTGACGCAAGCGCAGCTCGGGAAGCTCATCGGCCTGCACCCAGTGACGCTATCCGATTACGAACGAGAAGACAGAGCGATTCCGCCAGTTGTGCAGATTGCTATCGACAGGGTTTTGACCGAACGTGGAGTATAGCCCTTTTTTTAAAATTGTGTTTAGCGAATGACTAATGGAGAAGAAAATGGATTACGACGAAGCAATAGAAGCAATGGTTAGCCGCGAACAGGCACGCCGCGAAATAGCAAAGCATGACTGCGAGGGGTTCTATCAATTCCTTCAAGACGTAGGCGACAAGCTGGAATATGCAGGGTGGGAAGTCCTGGATTGGCTTGGATATTAACTCAGCAAAGGAGGAACGAAAATGAAATTCTGTGAAAACTGTTCAGCAGAAATCGGAACGCGCGATGGCGATAATCTTTGCGATGCCTGCGACCACGCCGAAGGCGACAAGAAGGCACTCGCCAATCAGCGCCGCAAACTTAACCGCAAGGCTAGGGAATCTGCCTTGCGTAGCTGTGGACTCGTCAAGGTACGCGGAGCATTGGGCGGAACGTACTGGGAATAATCCCCTCAACCCCCAAAAGGAGAATGACCATGAAATCGTTTAGACGCGACAAACTCCGCAGGCTTGTAGAGCAAGGCAAAGTTGAAACCGTATCAACCTATCACTTTGATGACATGTATGGTGAGAGCTGCGGACACAAAACCATGCCGTGTGCGATCATACCTCGGGATTGGCATGACCGGAAAGAAGGAATCTGCTACATGTTCGCTCACGATTTCACTAGCAAGAGCGGCGCCTGTTGGTTGAATGATAACGGAACAGTGACGCTCATTGTCCACTCGAACAGCAATTACGATCTAAAAATTAACCCCTAACTCCGAACTCCGAACCCTGGAGGACACATGGAAACGAAACACACGCCAACGCTAGATCTCCACCTGGTTCATAACACCGACAGCCGCGATATAGACGCAAAGGCCATAGGTATTCATGGCGCCGGTTTGATGAGCAACGGCGAAGCCCGCCGCATCCGGATTCAACATGATGGGACACGCCAGGACGTTCTTGCTGCAAGCAAACTAGGCGATGAACTAATTACCGCCGTCAACCAGCACGCCAAGCTCACCCGCGATAATGAGGCGATGCTGGCAACACTTCACTTTGTTCGCGACAACCTCGATCAACTCAAGCCGGACTTCTTGAAAGAATGGGACCTAGAAAAAATGGATCAAGAAGTCCGCGCCACAATCGCTCAGGCCAAAAAAGGAGACTGAAATGGAAAACGAACACAGAATAACAGCAACGCGCCGACTCCACTACGAAATAATGACCCAGCTCAAAAAGCAAGGGTTCGGTCACATTGATGCCGGCCGTGAAGCATTACGCCGAATGGAAGCGAGCCCCCAGCTAACAGAATGGCGGGATTTCTTTACGGCCGTCGAAGTCGAGGGCTACAGCCTGCCACATTGATGCGCTTAATGGCGGCGGTAAGTTCATCGCATAGCTGCAATACACACGGTATATTCTGTATCGATCCGTCGTGGTTACAATGCACTACCGCCATTGCTTTGGCCCGCTCTAACCCCTCCACATACCGCGCCTCGGCCCGCTTCTCGGCGGCGGCGAGCTTGTCACTAAAATAATCTCTATCCTTGAGTGCGGCGGTTAAAGCGTCGTTCAGAAAGGCGTTGTCTTTCCTGAGCCCATCAATAGTTTCTCGCGCCTTATCGATTGTAGGGATGAGGGCATCGGAGCGTTGATGTATTCCCGCCAGTTCCTTCTCCGCCGCTTCCAACTTGGCGCGCAGGTCGGCTACCATCTCCGGTATCTTCAACCTTAAAGGCGAATCTTGGATCGAACCGTCATCCGACACATAAACATTCGGTCCAAGATGCACGGCGATTTGATCGAGTAATCCGCGATAGAAAAACTCGTTCCTACAATGTTGAGCAGCCGTTTCTTCCCAGGCTTTAGCCAGCCCATCCCTCTCTGCGAGCCGGGCGGCGACGGCGGGAATAAAGGCTTGAATATGATGCTCTGCCAGCTTGCGTTCATTGCCCGCTATTACGCTGCTTTGATACCTCAGTGAACGTAGCAATTCCTCGGCCTCTTTTTGCGCGCCGGTTGTGGTCATGACTTCCCCTCCAATTCCTTGTTCGCCTCCGCTTGCCACTTGGCCCATTGCCAGGAGTGGCGGGGGTCAACCTGACGGTATGCAATCGCGTCATCGATAAAGCCGCATTTTTTACAGTGATCGCCTAATTTGGGAGCAGAATCTTTTATCCGCATTAAAATCACGACATGATCTTTCTCAAACTCCGCCCTCAGCTTCGCGGCCAGGCAGTCGCGGAAGGCACCAATAAGCGTTATCATCGCCGGACATCCCCACTTTGGATCGGTAAACGTCAATATAAATTGCCACGCCTCCCGCACCTCGTCCGTAATTTCAAAGTCGGTGCTCATGATTCAAGCCTCTTTCGGGCGGCTTGGAGACGCGCAAACTGTTCTTCGGTTACTTCTTCCCAATCATCCACATCGGTTACGGCGTCCCAAAATTCCACCAGCGCCGAAAACCATTCGACCGGAATCTCTATATAGTCAGTTCTATTTCTCTGTGCTGTTGCCAGCGCCTTTTTGATGGCGTCGATTGTGCTCATGGCGTTCCGTCCCTTCCGCACCAAGACCCCTTCATGTGCCCCATGAGCGGATACACTGAGTCGGCATTTTCACATCGTGGCGTTTTATCCTCACAGTGCGTCCAGGTACGATTAGGGCCATCTTGATGCACTTCCCTCAAACACTCGCTGCAAATAACCATTCCAGTACTCATCTAATCCTCCAAATTAATCCCGTCATTCTTGAGCCCGGCAACCGTGACTATGGCCGTGACCCGATATGTTTTATGATATAAATCAGCATAACGTGGTGTCTGGTAATGATATTTTTCAATGATTTAGCGGTATCCGCGTGTTCCCGTAAACCCAGAGACTACCGTGTGATTCTCGATACTTACAACGGTGGGCACGCCTGGGTCACGGGATTCTTCAGCAAGAATGCGACCAATCGTGCCCCGCAAGTGTTTTGCGTTTTTGTTCTTCCTTGAACCTTTCCAGGTCATTCCGATTACGATTAAGGTTGCACTGGTGGCACGCCGCAACTCGGGGATTATAATTCTTTCGCAGAGGATGGAGCTTCGAATAAATATGATCTATCGTGCAAGCAGACGGAGGATTTTTCCCGTTGCCATGAAAGATTAGCAACATCTTCCTACCGCACCAGTGGCAGAGTCCGTTTTGCCTCTCATAAAGTTCCCGGCGAAGAGATTTTTTAATGTACGACATTGAAATCCATGTACTACTAAGGAATTCTAGGTAGTTACAGAGTCGGGCACGGGAAGGTCACGGTTATCGGAACCTTAAATTGACAGCGCCACAATCGATGCAACGCCTGACACTCGACGCTGCCCACCAGTAATCGTAATAGACCCTGTTTGTCCGTTGGCACTTCGGACAGATCGGAAACAGCCAGTTGTATATACCGTGGACCAATGTTTTCATGTATCTCTTCTCGCCCTGCAATCCGCGCTCATCGCGGGGTGAATATCAGCAAGAATCCAACGGTTAGCCATGAGAAGCCTCCTTCTTTGTCACCACTGCATTCAGCGCCGCTTCCCCGAACTTGGAAGTATCGCCGAGCCAGCGCGCGTAGTTTTCGTAAATCACCGCAGGCGAATTGCCCGCATAGTCTGCGATGGCCTTGGGGTGCTCGCCGTGGAGCAGCATGACCGATATCCATGTGTGCCGCGTGTTGTAGAATGGCCGATGCCGGATCTTCAGCGCGGTGAGTGCCGGCCAGAAATAGCTCTGTGCAAAGACCGCTTGCCCGATCGGCTCCCCTTTTTTGGTGGTAAAGATGTAATCGTCGGGGCCAGCCCTCAAGGGTCGTATCTCTTCAAACCGTTCCATGACAGGCGGGAAAAGCTTGATCGTTCTATTGCTTTTCGACGTTTTGGTTTCGCCGTCTTCGCCCTCCGTGCGCGAACTGGAAATTGTGAGACTTCCTGAACGTTGGTCGTAATCCGAAAATCGCCGCGCGGTAAGTTCAGAAGGTCTCGCACCTGTCCAGAACAAACTGAACATAAACGCACTACCCCGTGCCCATGTTTGCCGGTATTTTTTGTCAAAGTACGCGAGGATTTCATCTCGTTCCTCTTCTGTAAATGGGTCTGGCTGCTCACGCGGGCCTGGTGGCCACCACTTTGGCGGTAGTGATAGAAAGGGATTCTTCTCGACCAATCCCTCAGCCTGCGCGTCTCTAAACATGGCGCGAAGGCTGGAATTGATGACATTCCGTGCCGTCCGCATTTGCACCGGCTCCCGACCTTCCCTGCCCTCGATCAAGGCGGCTCGAAGCTCCCGGATATCCGCTACGGTGTAGGTATTCAGTAAACGGTCTCCGTGCATCGATAAAATGTGATAGGTGAAGTGCGATTGCCACTTCAGCCAATAACTTCGGCGCACGAACGGCGGCATTTTGTCCTTTTTCGTTGCATCGTATCGCTGGCGGATGGTTTGTGGAACCATCTTCGAGTTTTGCTGTGCAAACAGTTTGGCGCGGTTGCCGGCCGGAAAGTGGCGCAAATAGTCGAACGTGCCGGCTTTCATCTCCGCCGTGATCTTCTCGGCGAAGGCTTCCGCTTCCTTGCGGTTTGCCAGGGTGTCCTTCCATTTCGTGCCTTCCCACGATTCACCGTTGGGGAACGAGGGATGGTAAAGGCGAATCACGAGGGCTTTATGCCTTGATACGGATATGCGTGCACTCATGCCCACGGGTTTTATTCCTTTGGGTTGGCGAGGTCAAGTGCGGCTTTTAGCTTATTTGCGTGCGTGACCTTCAGGGCGTCGATCACGCCTTGATAATCTTCCGGGTCGATACGTCCGTAGCGAAGGAGAAGTCTTATCTCGTGGGCGTCAAGTTGCTTTTTGAGCGTGCCCAACTCGTCATTCAATTGCTTGAACCGCGCCAAACAAAGCTTCACCCACGGCACATTGGGGTAAACGTCCTGTGTGCGCTCTCCGAATAACTCACGAATCTTTGAGATTCCGAGGAAACTCCGCTTATTCATGTGAACGCCGGTGATGTGCTCAACGGTGCCGGATTCGGTTAAGACTTCGAGACTGAGTTTTTCCTTGGCCTTCGATTGTTTGACCTTGGCGATCTTGTCGATGAATTCCGTTGCCTCAAGATAGCTCGCGAAGTTTCGATCCTCGCCAACCACGTCGAAGCGCATCTCTTTGGTAACTTGAATTTCGTGACCATTGTACGTTTGGTTCATTTTACCTCCGCCTCGGCGCGCTCGTAGGCGATCATGGCGTCGGCCATTTGATGAGCATGAAGGGCAAACATTTTCATGCGGTCATCGGTCGTTAAAGATTGAAACTTTACATTGTCATCTTGTATCCAAGATGCCAGCAACCCCTGCATCGCCAGTCCCGCCAACTTCTGGCGCCGGGTCTCGCTAGGCCAACTATCAAACTCAAATGTGTCGCCGGTATCAACATTGCGCAGTCGATGGGGTACTGGATTTGCAAATCCGCCCTGGTCAATCTTTTTCTGCTCACTCATAATTCCTCCAAGTAATCACTTTTGACCCATTCTGCCATCAGGCAGAGCAGGAGGACGCGGAGGTTCCTCCGTGTTTCGGCGGTGTGATCGGCTTCGTATGGGATACAATTCCCTATGCCCATCACCTCTTTATAAAGCCCCATTGCGGGCCGGCTTGTGCGTTCAACGGCACAGCATGAAAACATCTCGCGCCTGGTGGCGATTTTCTCCGCAGCCCGCAGGTAAATGTCAACAAGTTCGGTTTTTCTCATGTTCCCGCCGTGTATCCTTTCGCCATCGGAATTCCCTTCGGCTCCCCGGAGCCCTCTTTTACCCACTTCACAAGCTCATCTTGATCGAACAAGGCGTGGATCTCCCCTTCCCGTCGAAACCACACCTTGCCGCGCGGGATCACGCCAGAGCGCATCTTGTTCGAGAGCGTGCCGGGCTCGATTCGGAGAAGGGCGGCAGCTTCGGTGAGAGTTAGGAATTCGGTCATCAGAACGGCACCCACCTGTCGGCACATTCCAATGAACAGAAGTGCTCCGGTTCGCCCTTCCATTTCAGTCGCTTGTTGCATTCCCAACATCGCCACACGTAAAACGTCCTGAGAAGCCAGTAACGAAAGTATCGCCAACGCCACACAATAAAGCACGGCCCTTGAATAAAGTCGGCATCGTAAAGATCGGTCCCGCACCGCATGCAACTGTGGTATTCGTCCTCGCAACCGTAGAACCGACAGAGGATTCTCATAACCCCGCCCTTTCTATCTGTTTTCGAAGCTCGGTTCGGGTCTTGTGATCTTCTGGGCACACCGTTTCAAGGCGCGCGTGGTCCACTAAGAGATGCCGGCGAACAACATCTACGAGCAAATCCCACGGGATGTTTTTATCAAGATGATCGACAGTAACCTTGAACTCCTTGCCCTTCGCGGTCGATTGTTTCTTGTGGCAGTCACAGCACGTATAAAAATCCCTCTTGAGCGCAGCTCTCCGCTCCCTGGAATGTAGCCAGAGCATCCGCAGCGCGTTGACGATGATGCCCTTCGGGGTGACGTTGGGGTTGCCGGTCATGTGTCCGCCTCGTAAGAAAACTCAATCCTTGTGATTTCCGTTTCTGGCGTGCAGCCCCTATGAGTCGCGCAGAAAAAACTCACGAATTCAGAGGGGAATCTATAGGCCGGATGATTTCCGAAGCCTTCCTTAGCGCACTCTTCAAAGCCATAATCCAAGTCGGCTTGCATCCGGTTTAACGGCTCCCGACGAACGCTCACGATGCGGATAGGATCGCGGAGCACGCTCTGTTTTTCGCCTTTCTTGATGCCCATGCACTTCTTGACCGGCAGCAATAGTTCGCCGGGTTGGAGACTCATCCAGCCGAGACGACGGGTTACGGTCTTTGTGCCGGCCATAACCTGATCAGTGGTCAAGGCAAAACTGATTCTACGCATTAGCTAATCCTTTCGGAGAACCGCACACAGTCGGCCTTGAAATGGAGATCCACGACGCCCACGGCGCCTTCCCTGTTCTTGCTTATAGCGACCTCAGCGACCGTGTTATCGATGACCCCGTGCCGGTTCTTCTCGCCGTAGTAAGCCGGGCGATAAAGCATCAAAACCACGTCGGCGTTCTGTTCGAGGGCGCCCGATTCTCGCAGGTCCGATAGCATAGGCCGGTGGTCTTTCCGCTTCTCAACATCTCGGTTTAGTTGGTTCAGGAAAACCATGCCGATGTTCAAAGACACGGCAAGGCGCTTCGCGTCGGCGCTCATGTAGGCCACCTCGGATTGCCTTTCGCCTATTGATCGTGAGGGTTTGTCGTATGCGTCTACCAGGCCAAGGTAATCGACGAACGCCGCGCCAAGGTTCGGTTCCCGGATCTTTAATTGCTGAATATTCGCCTTGATCTTCGGCCATCGGCTTTCCTTATCGGCGATGCGAAACATTTCAAGATCGGAGATAACATTCGCAGCATGCGCCACCTGATTGACTTCTGGACCTTCAAGCGCGCCGGTTCTGATCAAACGAAGCGGAACCCCTGAATACATAGAGAGCATCCGGCACATGAGCGAATGGTTCGTACCCTCGACAGAGATATACGCTACGGATACGTTCGCGCGCGCCATGTTCAGACAGCAATTAGCGGCGAATGCAGACTTGCCCATGCTGCTCCTGCCGGCCACGATCCACAGTTCCCCCTTGCACATTCCCCCAATTATCCGGTCGATAGACGGGAAACCGATCTTCATAAAATCCGCCTCGTTGTGCGACTCAATTTTCTTGAGCGTTTGAATAATCTGCTCCCGCACAGTGATCAGCGTCTTTTCTTCTTGAAGTAGCTGAGTAAAGGTTTGCGAAAGATTGGCGTACTGCTCACCCAGGTCGGTGAGCGGGTTGGCTCCCATCTGCTCGATGGATTCCATGAGGGCCTTTTGAGCGGTACGGCGCTTCGAATAATCTTTGATTTTTCTAACGCTATATTCCACCGAGCCCGGCATCGCCTTCTCGGCCAAGTCGGCGAAGAAATCAAACGGCATTTCTTTGTCTTCGCAATAGTCGTAAACTTGAACCACGCCAATCGGCATACTGAAGGCTTGCAACTCTAAAATCCTCTGGTAGACACGCCGATGTAGCGGACCGTACCAGTCCCCAAGCTCCAGGCCCGCGCTCACTATCGGGATTATCGAGGGGTCAACTAGCATGGCACCAAGTAAGACCTTCTCAATTTCTATCGCCTGCGCGATGCGGATGTCGGGAGAGTCGGGCAAGGCTCAATCTTCCCCCAACCGTCGCGCCCAAACTCCGGTTCGCTCCGGCGCCTTGACCGTGCCATCCGGGTTGAATTCGTCGCCGTTGCCGTTCTGCGGCTTGTGAACCCACTCGACCTTGATCGTGGTCCAGTTGCGGTCGATGGCATCCTCTATGACCTTCTTCGGGTCGTAGCCGATACCCCTTAGTATTCGAAGGCGCTCGAAAAGGCGCTCTGCCACTTCCTTAGTCGTCGGCGCTCTCTTGCGCTTTCTATGTGCTAGAAACTCTTCCCAAGAGTCTTTAGGGATGAAATCAGGAAGCGTTAGCGTCTCTTCTTCCTTTGATTCTCTTCTACTGATTCTCTTAAGAGGAGTCCGCATATCCGCTGACTCCTGACTCTGCGTATGTGGCGACTCATGAGTCTGCATATATGCGGAGTCCTGAATCGTCATCACCTCGGAAATCCACTGGTGCATCAAGAATCGGTAGCGGTTGGCCTTGCCGAACCCTAGTTGCTCGACTTCGACGAGAGCGTGCTTCGACTCCAATTCCTTGATGTACCTATCAAATTGGCTTTCAGAGATTCCCAACTCGGCGGCTATAGTCTCACGCTTTGGCCATGCTACGCCGTGGTCGCCCGCGTACTGCGCGAGCCGCGCGTAGGCCAGCTTGGCCCCCTGGGAGACCTCGGTCCTACTTAACAGCCAGTTCGGAACGAACGAACCGACCCATGCCTTATAGGGATTGATAAAACGACCCTCCAGTTTCATGCGACCCTTCCCGAACCCACAGCAAGGCCGGCACGCGGGATAGGCGCGCATCGCCGCTCGGGGGGAACGGTTGCCGACCTTGCTCTAAATTCGAAAAAACGGAGGATTTCAATGGACACTATCCTTGCCCACGATGCAGGCACTATAACCCGAATCGCGGGCTGTGTAAAGCGGCAAACGTAAAACGTTAAACAGACTCGTAGGTAGCGTTGAAAACGTCTGGTTTACACGGGTAAAACTCGCCCATGACGCCTCTGATAATCCAGTCTCCTTTGGAGGCTGTCATGGTGCCTTCGAGTGTTTTGATTGAGATGCTATCGCCGGTGAAGTCTTCTTCAAATTCCGTGGCACCCTTGGCGAATCTCATAATCTCGCTCATGTTGTGGCCGGTATATTGAACAGCCTCAACCACCACTGGTTTTTTCCTAAATTTCATATCGGCTTCTCCTTTCCAATTCCGCTTCTAGCATCTGAATCACCTTGTCCCGCGCCTCGACGACACGCTGAAGTCGCCGGATGCCCTTGTTGGCGTTGGCGATCTCGATACGGGCGCGGAGGTAAAGGGATTCGAAAAGAAGGGCGCGGTGAGCTGCGTCGAAACTCAACGCGGGTATCTTATCTTCGTTAAGCTTTTTCGCTGGTTCCATCGGCGTCTCCCTTCAACCGTCGTTCCTCCGCCATCTGTTCGACTAGGATCTTCAACTCTTCCCTCAGCACCGCCTCGACCTTCTCCGGCTTCTGGCCGTACCACAGCGCGCACTCCGAAATGGTGGCACCAACAATGAAGCGGTCAACGATGAGGGCGCGGATCGATTTGGTTAGGTTCATTTAATCCTCTTTCAATTTCCGCGATGCCTTTGACAATCTCATAGGCGACTTGCGGGACAATCGCGTTGCCGAGTCCTTTTAACCTACTGACTCGATCCGGTACTCCTGTCGCAACTCTAGGCAAGCCATCTTCCCAGCCGTAGGAAGGCCAAGCCGCTTCGCCGTCGAATGCAGGAAGTTGTGGCACCATTTGCATAGCGTCTGAATATTCATCGAGTCGTTGTTTGCCTTGTTTTGATCGACGTGATGAGCGTTGAGCTGTCGCCGTTCGCCGCAAGCCTCGCAGGAAGTCTTCAGATACTTCCTTGCCCGCCACGAGTAGCCGTGCTTCGTCAGAACCGTTCGAGTATTCGCGCACGAAAGAGAACAAAATCTCCGCTTGTTGAATGCGGTCAAATCCTCTAGCTGCCTGCCATAACGCTTGCGAAACATTGGCGTTCCACAATTCTCGCAGGGTTTTGATGCTTCTAATATTTTCCTCATAGCTCATTCCTTTTCCGTAATGTCGGTCCAACCAACTGGGTAGCCCATCAGAGCTTCGACCCACGTCGGGTTCAGGGAGCCACCATGACCCTGATTGATTAGAACTTGCTCGTGCAAGTCGATTTGCTTCCCTTTCGTTTTCCTGTTCACCGCTGCTTGATAGCCTGTCCCGCCGTGATGGCCTACGTGAGTCGATGGCGTCGGCCACATCTTCACCGCTTGCGGTAAATCTATCGCTTGTTCCGCATAAGCCCTGCCTTGCGGGCCTTTCCAATCGCGGCTTTGTATTGTTGGCCACAATCCAAACTCTGTCTCGTCGGTGTTTGGCATCGACGGCGCAAGCTGGAATAATAATCGATTGGACGGCGTACCCTTCACCTTCCAGGTCAGAAAGCACTCGGTCGAGTTCCATCGTGACGATTCCAGCAACGTTCTCACCAAGCACCCAAGCGGGCCGGGCTTCCGATATAACCCTGAGCATTTCCGGCCAGAGATAACGGTCATCTTCCTTGCCTCTACGCTTCCCGGCTTGGGAAAATGGCTGGCAAGGAAACCCTCCGGTAAGTAGGGTTGCGCCTCGGTAGGGGGTTCCGTCGAAGGTGAAGATGTCGGAATAGAATCGAGAGCAACAAAGTCTTCTAGCCTGCTCTTGTGCCCGTTCTTTATATTCTCTGGATTGCGTAGCACGCCCGTCGCACCGTGACTCTTTGTCATTGTCGGATATAGCCCCGAAGTTCTGTTTGATGACTTCCTGCGCATAAGGCTCAATCTCTACAAATGCCACTGTCTTGAATCCCGCCCACTGTGCGGCTAAAGCGAAGCCGCCGATGCCGCTGAATAGGTCGATGTGGGTTAGCATCAATCCTCGTCTTCCCCGTCGTCGTCATCCTTCATGGTGACCTTGCACTTCTCTTTGCCCTTCACGATCTTGCCGGTAAGTGGAGGGTCGAAGCTGTCGTCCTTGTACGACTCGATTCCATGCGCGTGCATAAGCTGGAGCGCCAAGTCCTGCGCGGCGGTTTCCTGCTTCGTGAAGTCCATCCGCATCTTGCGAATCTCCTTCAACTTTTCCAGGGCATCGCTGACCTCAGGGATACGGACGAATTGATCCTCCATCCCCGGCAGTGTCGGTGTCTTGCCGGGTTGTTTAGCATTCGGTTCGTCCGGTTCCACCGTTCCTACTGCCTCAATCCCTTCCCCCTCATGCACCGCCTCTATGAACTGCTTCATCGTCGTGACTGTTTCCATTTTGCTTTTCCCTTCTTTTGCTCCATCTCTTTTCGTTTGCGCGCTTCAGTTGTAGCTGGGTTAGATTCCGTTTCTCGGTAAAGTACCAGGCGTCGTACCGCGACTTGCACTCGTTGCAATCTCTCACCGTCATCCATTCGCGGCACTCCGCATACTTGTGGCTGTAGGTCTGACCTGGAATGTCGGGGATGTCGGTTCTCAATGGCTTACGGTGCGTATACCGAAGCTGTCTGGTCTTATGCGACCGAACCCTCTTTGCCTTTGCCGGACGGCTCTCTATGCCCTTGCGAACATAGTCAGGGTCAAAGCCAAGGCTCTCGCAAATGTTCACGAAACAGAAAGGCCATAGGCTGTCGCCTTCTTCGAGCCATGCCCTTGCCGCTTCGTGCCGGCCGATATCGTCAGAGGCGAAACTATCGACAGCCTCTTCGAGCACGGCGACCATGAGTTTCTTTTCGGGGTCTAGCTCGCGGGTCGCCTTGTTCATCTTGTCGATGTTGAGAAAGCCGTCTGCCGAAGTGGGCATGCAGATTCGCGGCGGCTCGATGATCTCACCGGATTCCCAAGCTGTTTTTTCGGGATGGCGCATGGGGTTAGCTGGCTAATAAATCTTTGAGCCGATCACCTATAACCCTAATAGCCTCAGTCACTAGGACCAACAGGCAATCCTCGCAAAAACGTTTCACACTCCTGCCCTTTCCCGACACCGCAAAGATCGCAGGTTCTTTGCAGTAGCTACACTTCATTGCCTGGCACCCTTCTCCCCCCACACCTCGACGCTTTTCTTCGCCAACCACTTACGCAAATAGGCGTTGCAATGTCCACGGTTTTGCCGCTTCCAAGCCGCAATCCGACGCTTCTTACACTTGACGCACCTACGTTTCCCGTGCTCAATCAGAAGATTGTCTCCGGTTAACGGATGACCATGCACGCAGTTACGGCGTCTCGCGTTCTGCGCCGGGAGGCTTTCGCCCCTCAAGATATTCTGACGACAGGTAGCGGGTTCTAAGTGATCCGGCCTTACGCAACGGCGGTGTGGGCATTTGTCTCCGTGTAGGCATCCCGTTCCGTTGTGACAGGTATGATCAAGTTTCAAGCCGTTAGGAATCGGACCATTGTGGAGTTGATAAGAGAATCTATGAGCCGGAACGTTGTGACCGCGCCTTGGCCCATTTGGGGTTGTTTCCCAAAGCAGGCCATAACCGTGATCAATAGCGCCGGTCCAAAGCCAACAGGTTTCGGTCTTCTGGACCCTTTGCCAGAAACGGGTTTCTATCGAAGGTTTATTCGTCCAACGCCCCATAATTAAGTCCTCTGAACTGGAATCCTGACTGAATAGACCTCGATACCCGGTATATTCGCTAAGAGCTTCAATGCCCGCACGACCTTACCGATTTTCACTTCGTCCGCCATCAGGTATGTTCGGGGGATCGCCTGTTCATCTTTGATGCGAAACTTGAAATCTTCACGAAACGAAACGCCCGTCTCTTTCGATGAAGGAGTTTCCTTGAGGATAACTTGCGGCGGTGGCGCTTCGATCGGTTCGGCCTTGATCTCCTTGGCGAGTTTCTTGTAGCCGAGTTCCGTGGCGAGCGCCACGAGGCGCTTCTTCTCGTCTTCGGCTTCTTGCCGCTGTCTGGCCTCTTCGATTTGCTGCTCTCGCTCGCGCTGCCGCTTAAGCCGCTCCTGCTCATTGTCGAAGTCCACTATCAGACCGCCGAGGCGTCGATACTCCGCTTCTATAGGGTCAACGTCTCTCGCCAGATCGGCCTGCGCGTCCTTGAGTGCTTTCTTCAGATTGTCCAAATTCGGCTTGGCGCGCTTCTCGAAGAATTGGACAGCCTTCTTGAATAGCCCGCGCAGATTGACGGCGGTGTGATATCCGTTCGCATCCGCGATCTTCTGAATCGCCTTCGCCTGCTCGATCAGCGCCGTGCTTTCGTCTTGCTCGATGGGTTGGTCCATTATTTCACCTTGCCGCTTTCGGTTTTGTTGACCGTGACGATATAGCCGCACGGGGTCTGGTATTTGGGGAACGCAATAGAGATGATCGACAAATCTGTACCGCCAAGTACATGATCGCTGACCCATCCGCGCACGGCCTCAGTAACTTCCTCGGGAGTTAGTGTAATTTCCATTTCCATGTGCTCTCCTTTGCCCTTCATCTAGCGACCCGGTGGGCTAAAGCTGTAACGGCCTATTGGGATGTCGCCCTATCCCGCTTCGCGCCTGAGCTTCGCGCATTCACGCAACGGATCGCTAGGTCAAGGGCCTACTTAATCTTTCTCTTGAGCGACCGAATCTCCTTAGCAAGCATTTCAATGCGCTGATCAGATTCGGCGGCCATCCCATTGTAGACACGGCAAGCTGAGCGTATTTCGATGATGCAGGTATTGGGAACCTGAGCGATCCAGTGACCGTCTTTCTTTGTGAGAAGATCGCTGTAGTCGGTGTGTCGCGATACATAGGTCGCATCGTTGTATTGCACCGCCTGGCCGTTGCTGAACCGAACTGTGATCATGTCCATCTCCTACTTCTTCGCTCTGCCGCCAGCTTGCTCCTGATGCGAATAACGACCCTGCGCTCGGCTACGTTCCTGAACGGGAACGACTTGCCGAAGATTGGACTGCGCGGCCCCGGCATGGGTAGCGCGGCCCTGAGTCTTTTTTGAGTTGGGGTTTCCGTGGCTACCCCTGCTCCTTCACGAACTTCTCAATGATCGCAGCTTCTGTGAGGGCCGTGCGGCGATGGAGAGGGCCAAAGAGCCAATTCGTCTGATCGCCGTCTGTTCCAAAAAATATTTCGCAGGCAGATAAGTGCCGCGTGGCAGTCGGGACATGGAGGAGACTGGCGTAACGGGCGTTCTTAGACCGTTCCAGCCTCAGATCCTTGAAAATTGCCGTTCCCCAGCCCGCCGCACAGGCCGCCGTGTGGCATTCATCATTCGGCTGAGCTTTATACCGCCCAGGAACCTCTTTCCCCCGAAGGTCTTGCCCGAATTCTTTCATCTTGAATCGTCGTTTCGGAAGCTTCGAAACCGTCTCCCTCAAGAACTCGGCCAGCCTTAAGAGTCTGCGTTTGTGAACTGCTTTCATCGAATTCTCCTTTCAATCTTCGTCTTCGTCTTTCCTACTCGTATCCTCATCGCACTGTTCGCAAATCACGTTTCGCGCTTGGTCTGCCGTGGCGAACGGCCCGAGACCTACTCCGCACATGCGGCACTTTGACCACCACATCGGCGGGTCAGGGATTCGTTCGATCGTTCCGATCTCCAACGGCTACCTTCAGACAGCGATAGAGCAAGTCCCATGCGCCAAGTCGCTTGCGGGGAAAGCCAGACACCGCCGCGCGTCTCCATTCAGCCTTCGGTCTGCCAGCCTTCGAGAAAACAACACGATAGTTGCCGATCGTAGGCGTTCCCGTGGCGTCGTTGGCGATGACAGCGATCCCGAGATGCCTCTTGAGGCTCTCATCCCCTAACGGCCAAAGCTCGACGGTGACAACGATCATGGCAACCCCGACCACCACCTGAGCGCGTCGATCACGAGTGAGCCGCAAAAGCCGGAGACCAGCGTGATGGTAATGACGAACGCGAAGGATTCGAATAGGTTCATGGGCTACTCATTTTCTTTCTTGCCCATTTCGTATTCTGCTTCTAGGCATTCACGACATGGCGCAACGCTGATTTGCCAGACGCCTCGGCGCTGTTGCGGCGAGCCCTCAAGGCTTGAGTGGCATTTGTCGCACTCAAGCGAAACTTCACCTGAAAATTCTAATTCCACGCTACTCCCTCTCCCTCTTGCCCTCAGCGACTTCCCTCTGCCGACGCTGAAACCAAGTGTCGGACGGGAATTTGATAAACACCGGCTCCGGCTCCCTGTACTCCGCGCCGTTCACCACGCTCAGGTGAAATAGGTTGATGACTTCGGCAGGGGTGAGGGAGATTGGTTTACGATTCATCTTCATAGCATCGCTCTCCATATTTGAGCGTTATCGTCGGGCCACTCGCCCGGTTCTTTCACGTCGTGCATGCCTATTTCATGGTAGATCATGTCTACCGCAATCTTGAAACACGCCCATGCCTTTCTGGATATCAGCGGCTTGATGTGGGTGCCTACCACCCCAAGCCACATGTAGTGTTGTCGAAGTTCCGCAAGTTTCCTGTCGGCTTTGTTGTCCATCATCTCCCCTCCTACTGCCAAACATTCTGCAACCCTTCGCGCATCGCGTAGTGCAAATCGGGGTCGTAGTAGTAGGCATCGGTTAGGTATACAAGCCACTTCCCGTTTTCATCTTCCTCCGCATTGTGCATCCACCTGGCGAATACGCTGCCGGGGATGTAGCGGAAGTCGGGGAGACCGGCGACTTCTTGTTCCATCACAGCCCCACGCTTTCAAGAACCGCGATGACTTCATCGGCGGTGCGGCCCCTCCGATCATTCCAAATGATAGGATTGCTCCCTACGGCTTCGCGTAATTGAGCTAATATTTTGTCAGCCGTTGGGATGTCGCGCTGAGTCGCTTCTTGTACTGCCCCCCACAGGCAATGACGCCCGTGTATATCGGTTGAAACGCCCTGGCACCATCCCCGCTCCCTGATAATCTCCGACGGTTTCATTAAAGCACCCCGCATGCCTTGAGTACGATTCCCGCCACAATGATAGGGAGCCCGGCGATTAAGGAACCAATCAGCAACGCCCCGAATAAGCCGCCCATCACGATAACCGAGGCCGCCGCGTAGGCAAGAAATGTCCTCATTTACGCCTCCATCCAACGTCTGATATTTTCCCTGTACGGCGCGCACACCTGCTGGAACTTCTCCTCCTCTTGGCATAGCCGAAGCGCACAGAGACCGATCTTTAGGTCGTTCGCATCTTTGTACTCGCGTAACTTTGCGATAGAGCCGTCTGGCTGTAGGTACAAACCAGCGCGATGTTGAATTCTGATGTGGTTGGCCAGTGCGCCCTCTTGGTACATAGCTGTTTGAACACCATCGGTTTTTTGGGGACCACCGGATTTCAGATCAACTAAAACGTCTTGAATCGTCTGGCAATCGAAATCCTGATCCCACGTACCGGCGAAGAGTAAACGCGGGTGCCAGAACATAAACTCAGTGCGGCGGGGCTTTAGTTTAGTCGCTTCCTTGAACAGCCCGTAGCTTTCGACGTAGGGCTTGATCTCGTCATCAACCGAGGTCCAATCGAGGTTGTCCCAGGCTAATAACGCGCAAGCCATGTGAACCGCCGCCCCTCGCTCTCGCCCGCGCTTAGTAAAGAATCCCTCGCCCTTCATTAAGCCCTGCTGCTTGATGATTTGAGTGACAGAGGGGATCTCCATGTCACCAACCCAATATCGATGCGTCGCTTCGTCAAATCGTAGCACGCTCACGGACTCTCCTTGTTCGCTTTTCTTCGCGCCTACACTCCCGGCAATGCCGGTGTACCACTCCAGTGTACCCTACCCACTCGTAGGTATTGGTTTCATCGTATGCGTGACCACGTTTACAGTGAGTCTTGGTAAAATTCTCAGCGGTCAACCCAAATCCGCGAATAACCACATTTACGTGCATAGTGACCGGCTCTAGGTGGTCTGGATTAACGCAGCGCCTATTCCGACACTTGTGGTCGATTACTAGCCCATCGGGGATGTCGCCTCTATGGAGCATGTAGGAGAGTCTGTGGGCTAAGAAAAATTTATACCCTATATGGAACTGGCCGTAGCCATTGGGCATGAGCGGCGGCAGCCAGTTCCAACAACCGCTCGCAAGATCGCGGGCGTGCTTGTTCTTAAACCTCGTGATGTCTTTCGCGTCGAACATATATTGGCGCTACTTCTTCTCCAGCAACTTCCGCCGCGCGTGGAACGCCTTGACGACACTAGGCCCCCTGCCCTCTTCTATCGAGCGGAAGTTTTTGTAGACTTCGTTGTCTTTCGAGTCGAGCTGTTCAAGCGTAGCCGTTTCGATCCAGGCGATGAGCTTGTCGGCGATGGGGGTTTCGGAGGTTTCGTCGCCAGCATCTTCAGCGCCTTCAGTTTTCCCCTGTTGAGAAACCTCAGATCCTTCAGGATTTGCTGACGGTCCATCGGTCGCCACGGCTTTCGTCCCATCCGCCTTCTCCTTCTTCGGCCTACCTACCTTCGGTTTTTCCGCCTGCTTTCCTTCTGCATTTGACGGCGGGTTTTCGCTCGGGCCTTTTCCCTCGGCGTTCGCCTTCTCGGCGGGTTCTGTGGTTCCCCTAGTAGCTGGTGAAACCACTGTGTCGGGAACTTTGGGATCATCGGGCTTCTCCTTCAGGGGCTTCGGTAGGGAGATGGGCTTCTCGGCAACCGGAGTAATGTCGCGCGGCTCTAACTCTTCGGCGAGTTCGGTTATCTCCAAACCGATCACGGCTTCGGGGATCGCATCGTTGCCGGCCAAGTTGCGGGCCATCCATTGAAGCATTCGACCGGGCCGCTTGAACCACGGACTCTGTTCGCGCTTCTCCTGAGTCGCACCCTTGCCGCCCCACACGCCGGACTTCTCGGCCATCTCCTTAGTGAATCGCGCCGTCACGGGTTTCTTGGAACCCCTACGCTTAATCGTGCATTCGCCATAACCCTTCTCTAGGGCTTCATGTTCGGCTAATTCTTCGGTGTCCTCGCACAGCGGATGGCTCTTAATGAGGGACCAATAGCCGTTTCCCCAAATGCGCGGTCGCCCGTTGATCACGGCGATGTAACGGAGCGAAGCCATCGGCGGCAGTCCGACTTCATGCCCGGTCTGCCACGCGGCGAGCACCGCTCCGGGCTTGTCGCGAAAGGCGTCTGGTACGAATTCGGTCGCACAGATGAGCTTGGCGAAGTCGGCCATCTCCTGCCATGTGCGCGGCTTGAATGCCATCGCGTCGTCTTTAACCGCGATGGTCCATTGTCTCTTATCGGTTGTCGTGGGAACCTGCGCTGATTGCGTCTGTTCTTCTGCCATTCGTTTCTCCTTTAAAAAGCTCTCAATTCATCGGTCTGGCCGGGATAGATTCCGGCTCGCTCTTTCGCAGCTGCATTGTTTTTACCCGTGGGCTGCTATCACACAGGTCGGCGTCTGGTATATGCAGTCAACCTTGCGTGTCCTTCCACGCCGCAGACCGATGAATTCAAAGCTCAATAGTTTCGCTACCCCCCTTCGAACATCCGCCAGAATAATCCCGACCTCGGTTTGCGCCACTTGATTGCTCCGTGATAACCGCACCGAGGGCACGTCTCTAAGCAGGCGAACGACTCACCGCACCAATCGCGGATGATCTTGTGGCCGTAGCGATCACAGAGGTAGCGGCGAAACCGCTTCATAGCTTCACCCCGCACGGAAACGTGTCAGTAGGTAAACAAAGCTCGCGCTCCGGCGACCCGTTCCACTCTCCCCTGAGTTCTTCCCGTAGCTTCGCCTGCTGGCGATTGTAGGCTATGAGGTCCGCAGGGGCCTTGAACCAATCACGCCCGTTGACGGAGCGGAGAAGGATTTCTTGGCCGGCTACGGTCACGTTTTTAAGCATCGCTCACTCCTTGACCAGCCCGAGTTCTTTCAAGTTCTTCTCCCCAACTCGGCGGCATGTTTTTACTCTAAATTTCCCGTCTGTACAGGTTGGAATGACCAAATTACCCGGAGGCACCGATACGAAAAACTCCATGATTAAAATGCGGTATCCCGGTTTCCACTCCCGCATGACCCAATCCAAGGTAGCCAGATTGATCCCGGCGCCGCACTGTTCGTTTTCGCCGGCAGTGAAATTCTTGACGGAGAATTCTTCTACTTCCGGCTTGAGATAGTTGATACCGCCATTGAACGGCCCTTCGCCCGTAGCGTTTACGAGCTTGTACGCCCGAACGGGTCCAGGTTGTTCGAGAAGAATGCGGAGCGGCGTAGAGCGATTCTTATCTATGCCCACGGCGGAACACAGATCGGCGAAACACAGATTGGCGGAACGCAGATCGGCGGAACTCAGATTGGCGGAACGCAGATCGGCGGAACTCAGATCGGCGGAACACAGATCGGCGGAACTCAGATTGGCGGAACGCAGATTGGCGGAACGCAGATTGGCGGAACGCAGATCGGCGGAACACAGATTGGCGGAACTCAGATTGGCGGAACGCAGATTGGCGGAACGCAGATTGGCGGAACGCAGATCGGCGGAACACAGATTGGCGGAACGCAGATCGGCGGAACTCAGATTGGCGGAACGCAGATCGGCGGAACTCAGATCGGCGGAACTTTTAACCGCCGCTTCAACCGCAAGTTTCCAGCTTTCGGTTTCAATGCTGAAAATTACCGAACCCGAAAACCGATTTTTGATTTCAAACTTCATTGGGATCTCCCTGAGTATTCTTTTGTGGACGCCCATTGTCCACGCCGTTGACGTAAAACGTAAACTACCTAAGCCGACGACCAATGGCGACGCCGATATGCAAGTGCAGTTGCGCTTCAATCGATTCAACAATGGGGCTACCTCCCATGAGCAGCTTTTCATAGTCGGGGTTTATCATTGTGCAGATTGCCTCTAGGGCGTCGCCATGTTCGGCGTCGATGGAGGCAAAGATCACCTCTGGCTGTAGCGCCGCGTCCACAAGCTCCTGGCACTTTTCATCGATTGATTGTTTGGTCATGATTGGCCTCCCGCTTGCGCGCCGCCGACAATCGCCCGAAGATCCTCGATGATCGTCCTCTGCCGTTCCCGGTAGGCACCCTGCTTGCAGGCGTTCCTATCGTACTCGCGCTTCGATTTGGGATTCTTGACTGGGAAGCGGGTCTTGCACACTGGACACTTGCGGTATGTTTTACGTTTGACGGGCATTGAATTTGCGTATAACGGTAACGTGACGGTAACGGTTTCTATGAGCTACGTTCTAATCGATATTGCATAGGAAGTCAAGGAATATCTTTGTGGATTTCGTTACACCGGCGGAAATCACTGAAATCGTGAGGGAACTTTTAACAGCCGAGCCTAATCAAGCGGCGCTCGGCGAGAAACTTGCACTGTCGCAATCAAGTATATCCCACTTAAAAATGGGCCATGCTCACGAATTCGTTCAACATATCAACACTTTTCTCACGCTTCTAAAGTTGCGGTTCGAATTAAGCCACGGAGAGTTGAAGGGCAGCCCCTTGGTCAAGCTTTTACAACTCATCGCCGCTAGTGATCTCGCTACTTGCGAGAGGCTAACCGCTTCACTGCAAAAGCAGATTAAGATGACAAAACACGGAAAGGGCGGTGACGCAAAATGCTAACCCAAGAAGAAGTGGACCAGCTACGCCAAGATTTTGCCGATCGTATGTACGGGCTCATTGGGGATTTGGAGAAGACACAGAACTTGATAAACTTTTCGAAGAAAACAGGCATCTCACTCCGCCAATTGTCCCAATGGAAAAACCAGCGGCATCTTAATTGGCCGCATGTGAAGAACCTGATGAGGATTGCGCTAGGCGCGGAAGTGTCGGTCGATTGGTTGCTGTTTGGAGATGACAGCAAGGGTAAGAAGAAGGGAAGGAAGTAGTTGACACGCCACGACCAACCGCATAGAGATTGAACCCCGGAGGCCACATGGAACACGTAATTATCGACGGTATAATCCTAGTTGCGACGTTTGTGCTAGCGGTCCTGTGTGTGGTGATTTTAATGGCCCTGGTGCGCGTATTCGGCTTGCGGAAGCGGTGAAGCGTGTTTTTAACCGATTGGTGGAGTAGCCGAGATTCCAACTCGGAACGCTCGGGTGCAGACCGAGCATGATAGCAGTTTCACCACTACCCCATGGTCTGAGTGGCAGGTCTCGAACCTGCATGATCGTGATCCCAAGTCACGAGGACAGCCAATTATCCCACACTCAGAATGGTGCCGCCGGTAGGCATCGAACCCACAACCTTCGCATTACAGGTGCGTTGCTCTGCCAAATTGAGCTACAGCGGCATGGGGTGCGCGATGGGATTCGAACCCATTCTTAGTGAGCCACAATCACTCGTGCTGCCAGTTACACTACGCTCACAAAAGCAAAGGCCGGAGCGTTGCCACCCCGGCCTTTGGGAATTAACAATCGGGTGCGGCACTTAGCGAATCACCATTGGCGCGGCCTCCGTTCTTTTCGGGTTTGTCTTCATAGCTCTTCCCTTATCTCACCTTTTCTCTTTGGCGTCAAGGCGCAACCGCTAAATTTCCCGGCGCTGCCGGTACAACCACGGGCGGGACGGGGCGGGGAATACGCAAACAAGCCTGATTCGAGTTTCCCGATTCTTGAAGCGCGCCGCTAACCGCAAAGTTATAAGCCGAAACGAGATAGCAATACTCGTTATCAAAGTTGATATCGGCAACCGCCATGTTATCGACGTAGGTAGCCTGATCGACTTGGGAGAGTTGAATCAACTGCGCGAATGCCCCAGAGTTAACCACGATTGTCGTTCCCGGCTGGAATTGAGTTAATTTCCGACGAACGATAAAGCCCACCTCGTTGTTACTGTTGTCCTGCCACGTCAGGGTTGCGGCATCCGCCTCCGAGACTGACAACAAGAACGCGAGGACGGCGCCCCATAGCGCAAGTTTCGTGTTTTTCTTCATTCGATTCTCCTTTATAGCCGTACATTTGAGCGCAGAGCTTTATCAATCTGACCTGCTTCCAATTCTGCGGATAATGCCCTTCTGTTTTCCAGTACCATATTGAAAATATACTACACCCGACAAAGCGGGCAATGTAGGAATCGGTTACGCCACATTTGCGGAGATAGGCCAGTGCGCCAATCACTTCCATTGCCCAGTCAAGAGCTGATCGGCCAATCGTTTAGCCCGTTCACCTACCTGCTCCGCATACTTCGAGTCGAGCAGCTCCCTCGCCGCTTCTTCCCAACGCTCGCCATGAGCCGCCGCCAGCATCTTCTTGAACCCGAGCAGGCGACCGATGCCCATGTTGAAAACGAGGTTCACGAACACAGCGTAGCGGGGCTCGTCGAGGATATCGGTCCATGCGAGGTGCGTGCTCAGTTCGTTCTTGGCAACGGCCACGTCGTTTTGAAACATCGCGAAGCCCTCAGCGGCGGAGAGTCCGTTGTCTTCGAGATTCCTTCCGACCCCCACGCTTAATTTACCCTTGAATTTCGGCGTACACGTACAATCCCGCCAAAACTCGCCACAGCAATCCATGTAAGGTAGGCGCCGATTGCCTTCATCGCGCATTATTTGCGAATAGATATCCATCGCTTATTCCTAGAAAAGTCTTCCCATCGCCGACTCTGGTTTCGGCATATCAGCCGGTAAAAGCTGCAAGGCCAGCAAGCCGCCCTTAGTTTCCCCAGCTTGCCTAAAACCGGCCCGCAAATAACAACGGCCAGGGTCGCGCTTCCGCCGAACCTTCCCGGCGTCAACAAAAGTGATCATCCCTAAATTGGGGACCTCTGGCCATTCCGCCAAAGTTGCAGCCACCGCCTGCCGAATCAGCTCCGATGACAAGCCGGCTCCTTCGTTTCGGAAAATGCTGTTCACCCAAGCACCGGCCCATGCGTGCTTAACGTACTGCGCGAATGGCCAGGATGTCGTCCACACGGCTTTCCCGCACTGCGATACAAACACAAGGCAGCGACCCGGTGGAACAAATTGCGGCGAGCCCACCTTTTGTCGGTTGTAATGTCGATCAGCCAAGGATACCGCTGATGGGTCAAATCTATGTGAGTGCCACCAAATCAAAACTCTACCGGCCTGTCGGGATCGACACTCCGCCACCGAAGCACACAGCCGTTAAAACCGGGCGCTGGCAAGCAATGTACGACGCCATCCGAGGCCACGCCCCGGTGAGTCGTTGTTCCGATATAAACCGAGACGGGGTTATCGATCCGGTACACGCGACCCCCAAATTCGTACTCACGCCAATATTCTATGCCCTTCAGATTTTTGGGTTCCATGCTGAACTCCTTTTCCATCGTTTATTCCTCGGTTTCCTCAACGACTTGATCGAATCGCCGCGCCTCTTTTTGCGTCGGGCTTCTTTGCAGGCGAGCGCGTACCGGACGACGCAGTTGATACAACCCCAGGAACAAATTTTGACTTTGCGATTAGCCATCTCATTCGGGCCTCCGCGTTGCTGTCCGGTCTAGCACCGTACATTTCGTACATCTTGCCTCTGTATCTCGCTTGGACGGATTTCCAATTTGGGTTCTTGCGATTGCGAATTACGCCGTCCCTGATCCTTTGAATCCTCTCATCCGGCTTTCTGTGGGAAGCCCGCCAAGCCGGTAAGCCCAACGCACGGAGCTTCGCATAGTGTCTCCGGTTATAAGCGTTGCGATCATAGGGCATGACGTTCTCCTAGGTCGATACATGATAGTCGAGTCGCTTACGCCCGTGTTTTTCCGCAACGCTAATTCTGCCGACCACAACGCCAATCACCGCTGGCGAATAAAGCGCCCGCTCCGCATAGCCGCCATGAGGTTCGCCTATCGTATAGGCGCGCTGAAAACACCCAACGCCGCTAAAATACTGCTTGAGATAGGTAACGTCGACTCCGGTTTCATCCCTGATCATCGGCTCCTTGACCAAGACCATCTTTTCATTATCGTGACCGGACACGTACCAATTCGCCATCAAGTATGTCTCCCGCATCCTGAGACGGCGGTTGACCTTCCCGCCAGTCAAGTAACCACCACCGAATCCGTGGTTGGCAAAAATCTCAAAGGGTAGGCCGTTAATGAGCAACCTATAATTAAGTACATCGCCGAAGTATTGGCACCCGAGCTTTTCGGTCATGTACTGATCCGTGCTAATCGCGAACTTCGCGCCCTTCGGAACGAATGGGTCTTTGTAGTGATGCCCACGGAGAAGCCCGGCGATGTTCTTTCTGATCGGCCAGACCATCTCGCAAAATTGATCACACTGTGCCTGTACGTCAGCGTCCATTTTCTTCACGGTGGTCTCGTGCATCCCGTAGCCGCCCTCCGCAGCAACGAGAGCGGCCCTCTCCGATGGAGAAAACGTTTCGAAATAATCGCCCGTGCCAAACACCCGGACCATGTCCCCCTGCTTCTGAAGATCCACGCACCACTGAATAAATTCCTTAAACCTGTCCAACTCTTCGTCACCCTGAATGTCGCCTATCGGAACCACATACAAATTTTGCTTCGGCTTCAGCTTGATCGATTCGTTGTAAATGATCATATAGCGTCAAACTGAAACCGTAAAACAGCCGGACAAAAAAAGACACTCCGTCGGGCTATCGCTTACGGCTGTGCGCACATCCTCCATTCGTTTGTGAGCCGATTTGAGAACGCGGTTAAAAGGACGACTCTTTGGTCTGCCCCTCGACGGTCTTGCGTAGCACCGCCATAATCCGGTCAAGCTCGCTATTCGCTTCCTTGATGTACCGATCGTAGGCTTCGAAGTCGCCCACTAGAAGCGCGGGGCCGAGGGCGGCTTGATATGAGTAGAGCAGGTCGTCGGAATCGCGGAGTTCCGCCATATTGGCGGGATTAATGGCGACTTCGGCATCGGCAAGCCACCCGAACACCTTCTTGAATTTTTGATCACGGTCCCAAAGCTCGCGCCATGGCTCAAGTCGGGAAACCATGTCGGCACGGGTCGGAGTCTTGACAGCCGTCGTGGCACAACCTAGAGAGGAAAGAAACAACGCGAGAATGGTAGCTCTAAGTATGTCTGTCATCATCGCCTTGCTCGCTTCGCCAACTCAATCATCACGTCCATAATGACCTCACCGCAGGCCGCTACGATTTCCTTGCGTCTCTCTGGTCCATAGAGCCTGATGATCCGAGCCACTTCAACAATCGACGCCACGCCCTTTACGTCCTCGTCGAGAATACCGGCCGCGTTTATCTCAGCTTCGATGTATATCCAGCACCGCTCTCCCGCTGGGTCTTTGTACTTCCGCGCGATGGCTTCCGCTTGACGCAAATCAAGCAGGGCTTTTTCTTGAAAAAGGGCGCAGCCGCCGACGAGCAGGCACAGCGCGAGAACGATTAAATTTCTCATTGGCATTCCTTCAATTCACCCAATTTCGGCAATTAACCTAATTCCCCCAACACGCCGCACGCGACCACAGAGTAAAGTTCTGCACACAGTATGCGACGGCGGAGAGGTAAATCACCGCGACTAGGGTCACACCGATACTGAGCCATGTAAAGAACCGCGTCATCGACTTCCCCTTTTTGGCCCTCAGTGTAAGGCGTCAAGTTTATTGACGCTAGGGGGCGGTGCCTAGCGACGGTTTCGGTTCGACCACATTGGGCACCGCCACGATGACCATGCAGGTAATCACGATGGCCAGTATGCCCTGGATTGCGGTCTGCACATCAGCGGGTAAGGTAAGCCCGATAAGACCGGCGTTGTAGACGATCAGAATCTTGAAGTAGCCTGCAAGTTCCGTGGCGAAGGGAACGCTGCCTG